GCACTGTTGGCTATTTGTCAAGGGACACTGTGGGAGCAGTGAGATGTCTCAGTTGCTCGGTTTGTACTACTTGGTCTTACAAAACCCAGTAGTGGGTGCTGTCAAATGCCCAGCGTGTGGGCACTTTTTGAGGGAGGTTTTAGGGGGGTTTTAGGGGGGTTTTCGGGGGGTTTTTAGGGGTTTTTGCCCAATATCAGTTGTTTGGTTAAAAATGGCTAAAAAGCCCAATGTTTACAGGGGTTTTTGGTACACGGAGCGCGCCCTCATTTCCTCTCAGATCGCCTCTAAGGGGGGAGAATGGGTGGAAGGGGCGGAAAGGGGGTAGAGGCTGTCAGAAGCGATTTAAATGGGGTGTGCCGAGGTGTTGAGGGCATTTGATACCGATATGCAGGGGATATGTCATAACAATAGAATTACTGTGGATAACGCGACGCCTAGCGTCAGTCCCTACCCCTATCCCCCAAGCATCCGCCGAGCCTCCGAGGTAGTCCCAAACCTAGGGATTGTTGCATTTGCAACAACTTTGAATTATACCCACACGCTGGGCTTATGCGCCCAATCACCCACGAAACCGCTCAAACATTGAGCATTTGAGCGATTTGGCAAGTTGTTGCATATGCAACAAGTGTGTGCATACGCACAAATAAGCCTGATTTCATTGATGTTTTCGCGCCCCATCCGAACAGTCATCCGTCAGGTGCATAGGAGACACAGGGGGAGACAGGCGATACACAGGGGGGTATCGGTGGGGATACGGGTGGGGGTACCCCCCCCATGGTTAAGTGGGGTCGGGAAATCGGGAGGGGGGTAGAGGCGACCCCCCAAGCACTGCCCAACTGCCAAATAGCCCTATTCCAACGAGGAGACCGGTTCTATGCTCAGATGGGGTACCCCTAATTCGCCCAAATGTAGCCCTATTCTGATATATAATTAGAAAATGGCAGCATTCCACCACTTAAATGATCAACTGTTTATGCCAAAGAGTTGGTTGCGCTCACTACCAGTAGACAATGAACTAGATATCGCTGATGTGGAAGATGCAGGTAGTCGCCAAATCCGAGACCCATATACAAATGAACGGCGTTACACGACACCTGAGGATGAATTTTGGGATCGTAAGGGTAATGAGGCAATTAATAGTGGAGTATATAAAAGCGTACAGAGACATGGCATTGTAAATCCCGTAGAACTAGGTGTATCTGGTAGGACCATAGAAATCAAAAATGGGTACCACAGGGTGGCATCCGCTGATGATCACTCATTTATACCTATTACTTATACAAAAAAAGATCAAGTGGATGGTTTACCCATACATTATAACCGTTATAATGAAAATCCTGCATATCCACGCTCTGAGTAACCCTATTCTGATGTAAAATAGTCAGTATGGCATCTAAAATCGTATATCACGGCACATTAAGTGAAGAACCACCCCATGAGCATGGTTATCCCTTCCACGCTGGTACCTTGGCATCTGCTGATGAACGACTAGCAGACGAAATTCAGAACGGTGATGGCCCCTACCAAACTGGTGTCGCCAGTATCCATGCCTACGAAGTAGATGACGCCACGCCCACCTCACGCCATGTATGGGGCGACCCCCTGTTTCGTAAAACGGGTCGTGATTATGATGCACATAGGGCGGTACCCGAACATAAAGAGAACCGTATCTATCCGTATAAAAATGCTCATGAGGATCGTGGCTCCACTTCTTATGTCATCCCCAGTAATTTTGTGGGTAAGCATGTAAAACACCTCGGTGTACAGTTCCAGAGAATTGTTAACCCCTACGATGGTCGTGCTGAAGCCGTATATAACGCTATGTCCGTAATGTCTGGTGGGAGGTACAAGTCATGAGAGCACACATCAGCAAACAATTCGCCAAAGTGACTAGAAATCCTGGCGATAACCCTGAACAGTTGCAGATGTTCATGCGTCCACATGAGATTTTGAACAAAATATACAGTTTTTCTGATGATTTAGGTGATGATGATGCATTAGAGCACCTTGATGACCCCAGAGGGTACCCCAACAGCCAATTACACGCCGATAAACTGGGAGAGGCTATAGATTCAGGATTACACGATGGCATTGAGACTGATGGAATTCTGAACCATGTCGTCCTAGAGACATCCCCGCACACAAGTAAATTCCGTATGGGTAATGGTCACCACCGACTGTCAGTTGCTTTAGACCTAGAGAGTAAGGGTCATCAGGTAGATATTCCCGTGATCCATGATAATAACTTTATGTACGACACCACTGATGAGTACAAGCATATGTACGGAAGACCAAAAAAGTACTTTGGCTATAAAGAGAACTAATTCTGATATATAATAGTAAGCATTACCCGATAAGGAGTTCATCATGGCTATGAAAAAAGCAATCGCAAAGCGTCCAGCACACCTATCCGAACAGTTCCAGCCTAAGGGCCGTTCTGAACTAACCCGCCTGAGTGCCGCTCTTGGTGACTACTTGAATACTGAGCGGGAATACACGCATATGGAATATGATAACGAGTATGCCAACGAAGAACCTGAGGACACTGAGGGTGAAGAAGCATTCCGCAGGGAGTACCCCATTGCAAGCCCACAGCGCCAAGATGCTGGTGCAAACATTAGTGACTCCATAGACGAGCATGATGCCGCTGATATGCTTCAGACCTACCGTCGGAATCGTGATTCAGGTCAGAACCAGCAGTCCCAACGCGAAGATATCCGTCACGCTTACAAGTACTACCGCTGAGGAGAAACATCATGGCTGTTAAAAAATCAATGGCAGGAAAGATTGCCGCTGAGGCAAAGTCTGCACCGCTGAAGAAGGCAATCGCCAAGAAACCAGCGCATATGCCCGAACAGTTCCCTAACGAGAACCGTAGTTTCCGTGGTCGTTCTGACCTTACCCGCTTCAGTCGTGTACTTGGTGGTTACTTGGAAGACTCACGGATGGATCATGCAGACCAGTATGACGAAGGTGAGGCTGAGGAAGAGTTCCGTATGTCGCACTCTATCGCCGGCCCCATGCGCCAGCGCAACAGCAAGTTCATCACTGATGAGATTGGTGAATACGACGCAGAGGATATGCTCCGCGAGTACCGCCAGAACCGTGATGCTGGCGACACGGACCAGTCGTACAGCCGTGAGGATATCCGCGAGGCTTACAAAAACCGTGCCGACTACACAGGCTGATTAGGGTTACTAATCCTTCCGCGGAGTAGTAAAAATTTGCCGCTTAATTATGTCTGATGATAAATGCGATACCTCCACACAGTGTGTCTATTGCGGTGGAGAACTGCGTCCTGAGCATGCACACTATAAGTGCGTTGATTGTGGGCAGAGAGATGCCTGTTGTGAGGGCATCTACTAACTATTTAAGGTAAAATAGTTCTATGGCAAAAGACAAAAAAGAAGATGCAATTAGGTATTCGCGCATCTCTCCTGATACTCCCGGTAGTTACACTGCCCTGTCTCATGACTATGTAGGCGGTAACGAGGACATACCAGATCGCCGTAGAAGAATTATTGATTACATGGCACATGACCGTGATGGTAACTCTCTGGTATATGCCCAAGTAGTGCAAACGCACGGTCAGACATTCACTCGCATGACTGCTCCCGAGAGACAAGTGCGCCAGCCCCCGAACCACCTAGAGCACCTAGTCCCTCCTCACCGTAGGGTGGTAAATAACCCCCCTGGTCGCCCAATGCCTTCACCTGGTGATTTTGTGCATGTAGCGCAAACACCTATTGTTGATTTAGAACGCACAGATGCTAAATCTAAGCCAGTTCCTGGTAAAGACGATTACTTTCATGATGGGACTAACACTCGTCCCGCAAAACCCGGTGAGCAATTAGTAATGTTTGGTATAGAGCATAAGCCTACTCGTAGACAGATAACGAGTTTATATGCCCGAGATAGTACGGCTGGCAAAATTGCGACTATGAATATCCTTGGTATGGCTGATAATGCATCTATGGATGCCCTTGGTCGTGGCTTAATGCCTGATGATAACTTGTCAGAGCATAGTTTAGGTTTAGTTAAAAAGTTACATAAAAAAGGTGCTATTCCTGAGGAAGATTTACCTGATAAATTAATTCAAGGTAACGACATGGATTTTTCTGATGCCGCACGAGTTTTAGATACCCAACATACAAGTAAATTTGACAATGGTGAACTTATTAACCTTAATCATCGCCTACCGCATGCAAAGGCTCGTATTCGCCAAATCTTAGGACGCTCAGTACCAACTCTTAATACTGAACCTAAGAACGAACAGTTACAACTGGAGGGTTTTGAATGACTCGCTATTCTCGCTATATACCACCCAGTGATAAAGAGCAAGGTAGAACATCCGACTATGTACCACACGGTGACCAATATGGTGGAATGGATGATTACTTCGCACATGATGAGTCTGGTAAAGCCATTGCTATGGCTAGAATTTCCCATGATCCAGGACATACCAGTACAGTCATGGATATCTATGGCGCTAATGCAAACACAGGATTAGCCGAAACTACATTAATTGCTGAGGGACAAAGGGTGCATGATGATACTGCCCTTGATTGGCAAGATGGTTTAACTCGCCCCGCTCAGTCAGGGGAGCAGTTAGTAATGTTTGGAACTTACCACAGACCAGCACGATCTCAGGTGCATGAGTTATATGCCCGCGATAGTTTGTCTGGTAAGACAGCCGCTATGAACTTGGTGGGTATGGCTGATATTGCCTCTACAACTACAACTGGTAAGCACCTAAAGCCATCAGGCAATCTTTCTCCTAATAGTAAGTCATTAGTTGATAAGTTGCATAAATCTGGTGCTATTTCTGCTGAGGATATGCCAGGAAGGGTATTTGATAATGCTATTGACTTTAATTATGCAAATCAAATGCTTGATCGTTACCCACATAGTAACCAGACCCCGCGCCAAGACTTAAACTCACGATTGCCTCACGCAAAGGCTCGTATTCGTCAAGCGATGGGACGATCTGCACCAAACCTTAATACAGAGCCTAAATCTGAACAACTTCAGTTGGAGGGTTTTGAATGACTAAATATTCATTAAAACAAAAAACTTACTCTACAGTAAATGATAAAGAAAATCAAAAACGATTTACTTATCTTGATTATGTAGCGCACAACGATAAAGGTAAGGCAATTGCAAAATTAAATGTAACTCACGAGCCAGAGATTAATGCTACTCAACAAACTGGTTTCTATACTGGGAAACCAGTAGCAGACATGGAGATGACACATACAGATACTCCTGTTAATGAATCTAACTGGAATAGTACCCCATATACCCGCCCCGCCATGTCTGGTGAACAAATGGCAATGTTTGGTTATAGGCATGTACCCGCAAAAAGAACAGCATCGGGATTTTATTCAGCAGAGGGTTTGGGCGGTAGAACTGCCGGAATGACATTACTTGGTATAGCAGATAATGCCTCTACTGAGGCAACTGGTAGAAATATTGTCCCATCAAGTAACCTTTCCCAACATAGCGGTGGTTTGGTTGACCGATTGCATAAAAGTGGTCATATTTCTGCTGAAGATATGCCAGAAAACAGATTATCTAATACCCATAGTTTTGAGCAGTCAGACAGTTTTTTAAGACAGGAACACAAAAATCTGGTTGAAATGGCAGGTTCTAGTTACCACTTAGATGATTTATCTTCCCGAGTACCCGCCGCTCGTACCCGTATACGAGACCTACTTGGAAATGCTAAAAAGGGTGAAGAGCATAAGCAATTGAGCCTTTGGGATGACTGACAAAAGAATTCACCACTTCTACCACCTATATGCGGATGGTAACTGGCAGATGTGTGTAGTTGATCATATCCGCGCATTAGTGCAATATGGTTTGTACGAGAATCTTGCTTCATTAAATATTGGCTTTGTGGGAACACCTCAGAACATTCTTATGGCTCAGGAATACCTTACTTTAAGGGGATTGACTTATAATGTTGCCGCAACCAGCCCAGATGGATGGGAACAAGTAACTCTTGACCCACTTTACGAAATGGCTGTCAATGAACCTGATGCATACTATGTGTACGCACATACCAAGGGTGCGGCTAACTTTGCCCCAATCAACGAAGTCTGGCGTAATGGTATGACGCGCTTTAACATTGTGAACTGGCAAAGAGCCGTAGAAGTATTAGATGAGGGTTACACCACTGCTGGTTGTCATTACTACCCCATTAACTTTGACAATCCCAATCCATTTTGGGGTGGCAACTTTTGGTGGGCGACAGGTAAGCACATCACCATGCTAGGTATCTGCGAAAAAGACCACCGCCACCGCGCTGAAGCATGGGTGGGCAGGATTAACGAAGACCCGTACTACAGACACTACGACCTATTTCCAGTTGGTATTGGAACTGTAGCGGAACCCTTTTAGTTCATATTAATGGCGTCAACATAGATGTCACCATGTGTGCGATCAACAATAATATCCACACACTTCCAATTGGTCTCAACAAGAGCCTTGGATAGGTCTTCTACATCCACATTGCCGTAAAACTCATCAACTGGCATACCAGGTGTACCAACTGCGGCATGGGGGGCGCGTGGGTCAGTAGCGCAAGTAACTAGGAGTGTTCCACCAGGATTAATTGCCTTTCCCAAGGTAACTAAAATCTTACGGTAATCCTCAGGAGTGACATGCTCAAACACCTCCGTGCAGAGTCCCATGTCCCATTTACGAGTCGGCTCCCAATTTGTGGCGTCAGCCACAATGTCTACGCCTTTACCACCAATATGATCAAGAGTTACATATTTGGACTTAGGCCAGAGATCACGGGGTGTCCCGTTAATGTTTCTGCCACCAATATCAATGATTGACTTGGGAGATATCTCTAATGACTTATTGACTAAGAATGTCCAGGCTTCTGCATGCATATACATAGTATAATCATAAATATGCCGATTGAGTACCGTAGATTCCATACACCAGCACAAGACTCAGGTGGTAGGCGTTCACCCGCAAAAACTACCTATTTTGCGTTTGACCCACATAGTAAGCGAGATTTGGGGTTAGTTCAGGTAGAGCACCACGACGACACCCAGTGGACTAAGAACGAACCATCAGATAAGAAATACTACCCTAAGGATTACAACACAAATCCCGATGCTCGTGTTATTAGTCAGGGGCGTTTGTTCTCTGATTATGGTAAACCAGCACACCGTAAATTGTCCATGATGGCTGGAACTATGGGTGGTAATAACACCACGGCAATGAGTCTCATGGCTCTTGCTCACCAGGACGCCACTGAGTCTGGTGTGCCGTTAATTCCTGACCATTCTCTGACACGGGACAGCCACAGAGTTGTCCGCCATCTTGCAAAGTTTGGTGTTGTTGACAAACGCGATGTGCCAAAGCGAGCAACGGTACCACCAGGGCGAGTCACGCCCCTCTTTAGCAATTACATGCACGAGTATGATGGAACTGAAGGGGTAGAGGCAATTCACCCTGATGTTGTTCGTGAGGCGCGCAATACATTGGTGGGTCGCGTACGACGCAGTAAGCAAGAGAAAGCGCCTAAGACTAAGCGCGGTCAACCGATTGAGGGACAGCAATCATTGTTTGGAGAGGACCAATAATGAACGATATTACAAACATTAAAGCCATCAGCATGCGGATTCTGGCAGTATTTGCCGCCTCAGCACTTGGTGTGGTTGGAGCGGGCGCTATTGCAGGTGTACCATTATGGAAAGCCTGCCTCATGGCTGGTATCGGTGGTATGTCCACAGTTATTGAAGGACTTGCGCGGGCATACATTGATGATGGTAAGTTAGACGCTGGAGAGATCAATTCAGTGTTTGACAAGATTGAAAAGACGGAGTAATGCCTGCTCACGAGTACATTAATAAAGACCAAACGCTATTTCATGGAACCAGCGGACACAATGTAAAGAGCATCCTTCAGCACGGTATATCACCCTCAGGTGATGATGTAATCGCAGGTATTCCTGGCGCATACATGACTACTCGTGAGGTTGACGCCCGTGCATGGGGTGACCATGTTGTCACGACACAGCCAACTCGTGCATTGCGTATCTATGGGGATATCAATGACGATCCACATTTAGAGAATCAGCGACAAACCACTCAGGCGTTAAATGACTACCATGACTATGGTAAATCTGATCCTGAAGAATGGTTAGATGATCACGGTGGTCACTTTGACATGAGCCATTATGGTACGGGTCATCAGGCAGTCCATAATTGGGCAAAATCTAATAAGAACACTGAGAATGTTGCTGACACACTCTCAAGTTGGGGTTATCATGGCAACCGCGATAGTATCGCCGCGTGGAGTCCAGATGCAGATGTCACCATCTACAATCCGGAGGAACACTTAAAAGTGACTGGAATTAACGGTCCATCTTTTATATAAAAAGTAACTAAAAAGTAATATAAGAAAAAACTACACAATTAGGAGAATCACATGAGTTCTAACCTTATCCGCGAGCATCTCGCAAGTATCCACGACGATCTTTTACTAATGGATGGTCTGGATGATGCCATTATCGGCACATCACAAAGAATCAATGAGCCTGTGCTCGCCGTTTATAGTTGGGAAAAGATTATTACAATCCTGACAGAGCGCGACAATATGGACTTTGAAGACGCTGTGGAGTTTATTGAATTCAATATCCTTGGCTCTTGGGTCGGAGAAAATACCCCAATTGTTGTCATGCCTCTTGACTGGTAGAATAATCTCCAAAGTATTGGAGGCTATATGGCTAAGAGAAAAATACCAAAGCGTATTATTGATTGGGATGAAGTAGTCAATACTCACGCTGGTTCTGAGGTTCAAGTTCATAAAGACTCTGGCTCATCTGGAGTTAAATACATGAAGGAACATGGTTCGCCATTATTCTCAGTATTAGCCAAAGACGATACAGGTGAACATCGGTATTTTGGATCAGTTTCTCGTTCTTCTGTTGAGTTTCCCCGTATTAGGATAGATGCAACTCAGTTAGCGGATCATTGGAACTCCACTACTGGACAAAAATCACGAAATACATTTCTTATGGGTCACCCAATTGCTATGCCCTCATCTACAGAAATGTCGCGGGCACATCGTCTTATCCTAAAAGCAGGGCAGGCTGGTACTGAGGATGATCCAACTTCTATTATCCACACCCCAAGCCAGCCAGGTCTTTGGACACCCCGACCAAGGCAAACATCAAAACCAATACCAGGATTAGTACCTGTACCAGGCATACGGAGAACTTCACCAGTATTTGCTGAACGAGCGGGTATTGGTGATACTGGTTCATTTATGTTTAACCCACGGTAGTGATATATCGTGTAAAATAAAACCATACCGAAACACGGAGGTTTTATAATGGTAATGAATCATAGAGGACAAGACACTACAGCCCGCGTATGGATGCATGGCGTTGAAGACATGCGCGCAGGAGCGCGTCGTGGATCAGTAACGCATGCAACTAGTGGTCGTGGTGTAAGCGAACAAGAAGCCGCTGAAATGCAAGGCCAGTACGGAGCAGTCCCCGTAGTAAGCGGTGACCCCGAAGGTGAAGGCGACATGGCTGATCAGTGGTTGCAAGAAGCCGAAGCATCCACCATTGCTGGCAATATGGGTCGCCGCGGATGACTCTTAATCACCGAGGACAGGACACGCGCGCTCGTCCGTGGATGCACGGCGTTGAAGACATGCGCGAAAACGCTCGTCGTGGTACGGCAACCTACGCATTTAGCGACCGTGGAATGAGTGAACAAGAAGCCGTTGAAATGCAAAGGATGCATGGCGTAAGCACTGTAGACCCACTTCTTGACGATGGTGTTGAAGATTATGGCGACGCCGCTGACCAATGGTTGAGTGTTAACGACACTAGAGATAACCCCTACATTGGTGGCAGAATGCCAGACCCACGAGTAGACAAAAAATACTAGTTATACTCGTATAACTTATGATCATCACCTATGACATCAACACCCCATATATTGGCGATGTGCGTTCTATTGCGATGCGCCGAGCCAAGGCTGAGGGTTGGCAGAATGTCGTAGTGGTGAGCACCTATCCAGTTGGACCCAACTCGTGGTCTGTGACACTCACCGTTTCGCGTTAAGTCATGTTTGCATTCGGCGTATCAGAAGTTGTACAAGCCTCAATAGTTACCGCAATTGGTGGCATATTGATTGCTTTAATTACTCAATTTACTAGGAGTAATGCCAAGGATCACGCCATCGTTCAACATAAGTTAGATCAGTTGTCTGATAAGATTATTGATACCCACACGAGCGTTACTGAAGTAAAAGTAGATGTAAAGTATCTTCGTGAGGATCAGAATCGTTTAGAGAACCGCTTTAACAAACACTTGGAGGACAGGAATGAAAAATCAGATCGCTGACCAGACAGGTAAGGGCGCAGTCTTAGGACTTATCGCATATTGCTTCCGCAATAATCCTGAATTCGCCGTTATCCTTATGCCCGCAGTATCCGCTGTAATGGCATGGGCGTCTACCCTTATTGGTAACCCCAACATTGCATCCTTCTTGGAAAAGAAGAAGTGAAGCGCGCCGTATTTCGGCGCATCACACAATCACTACAGTGGGCTTTAATAGCCATCGCAATATTTCCAGTACCATCGGCTAAGGCTGATACGAACCCAATAATTACGGAAATTACCGACTTTTGGTTCTCCTACTCAGAACCAACCCAGTTTTTGGCACAAACATATCAGTCACCTGGATTTGAATCAGACCCCCAATTGTGGCTTTACAACGACGACACTGGTGAGTTAATCATTTCTAATGATGATTATATTGGTCTTCAATCTAAGATTGACTTAGAAGTACCAGCAGGTAATTACCGCTTACGGGCAGGTACTTGTTGCTGGGAGCCTAATGTTTGGCGTGACGGCGTTGTTTGGAACATTCAATATGAGTTATCATTTAATGGCAATCCCGTAAACACAACGACTACTATTCCGGAGACGACTACAACATGGGTCCCAACTACAACATCCACAACTTCAACGACGACGAGTACTACTATTGCCCCAACAACGAGTGTGCCTGTAACGGAAGTTCCGACCACCGAGGCAACGACAACTACGGAAGTCTCAACGACAACAAACTCCCCAACTACTACGGAGATTACGAGCACTACTGTTGCGGTTACTGTGGCTCCTTCTACAACGCCTATAACGACACAGCCTGTTGGTACTGTGGAGGTCCCTCAAACTTCTCTGACGCCTACAACCACTTTAAGTCCCTTTTTCCCGACACCCCTGACGACATCAAGCACGAGTGCGCCCCCGATTGTTACATCTGCACCTACGACGATTCCAGAGATTCCAGAGAGTACAGAGCCACCTATAACGACCGTACCTGAAGAAGAAACAGTTATACCTGATAACCCTACGCCTGAAGAAACTAACCAATTAGCAGATGAACTAGTTTCGTCAATTGACGAATTATCTGATGAAGAAATTACTAATCTAGTAGAATCTATTGATGTAAGTGAATTAACCGAGGAATCAATCTCCGCTGTCTTTAGCGAAGAAGTACTTAACGAACTATCCGATGAGCAGGTTACAGAACTTATTGATGCCATCGTTCCAAGTGAACTGTCTGATGAACAGGCTTCGGCTCTGTCAGAAGCACTAACAGACGCCCCTGACGATGTAAAAGAAGAATTTCAGGAACAAATTAATGTGTTCGGCGGACAATTTGATACCTATGTGCCAACGGGATCATCGGTCTCGGTAGGGGCACGGCGTGTAATAGTCGCGGCAACAGCAGTCGTATTCGCAATGCCCGCCCCAGTGACCCGAAAGCAGTAACCATGTTTAAGAAATTATGGAAAGAATCATCAGGATTGGCCTGGACCCTCGGCGGTACAGGTCTAGTCCTTATCACCCTCTCAGGCTCCACCCGTGACCTTGGTGTAGTCATTTCAGTAGTATCATTGTTATTTCATATGGCAGGAGTACTTACCCCTGATGATGACGAATGAGGTATCATTAGAGCATGACGAATCGGGCCACATATACACTTACTAAGGGTTTGCCATGGGAAAGGCTTGTCGTCGTCAAAGATCGTCGTACACGCCGTCTGGTTAGGATTACTGAGGCGCGCGGGGCTGTTAAGACTAGCGATAGTACCGTCAGCGAGTTTAATATTACCCTTACTAATAAGGGTGAGATTCTTATTGCGCTGACCGCCGAGCAGACTCGTGAACTTCCCGCAGGCGACCTTGAATTTGATGTTATTGCTACCTGCAACCGATTGGTCTATTACACAGGTCAAACGCCAACAATTACCCAACCAGTCGTCCGCGGAACCATTTCAGTAGCAGAATCGGACGACATTACACCTTCGGAGGACTCACAGGCAATGGAGATCAGGTTCAAACAATATGTGGACTTCCGTCGCACATTCACCTGGCGCGATGCCAATGGTGACATTCTTACCGTCACAGACGCATATATGCAGGCAAAGAACGCCGCAGGCACTACGGTTCTAGACTTACGATGGTACGCCACCGCTCCCAATGAGGCTACAATTCTTGGTCTAACGGCTAACCGTCGCGGGTATATTGCACCCAAGGCTGGGGCTACCTTAGAAGTTCATATCTCTGATAAGAACAGCATTCCCGCTGGTAATCACCCGTTTGACCTGTTCGTTAAGGACTCCGCTGGGGATTGGGACAACCTCGCATCGGGAGTACTCTTCGTTCAGGAAGCGGTGTCTACGCCCCCAGCATGAGCACTGTAGAGGTATCCAAGCCTGCGGGCACATTTATTACGGTTACCCGCACTAAGACAGACTCAGTGGTTGAAGAACCCGCTGATCGTCTGCTGGAGATACACGACCCTGGTGTGGCTGGACCCCCTAATGTCCTTACTATAGGAACGGTTACCTCAGGTCCAGCCCCTGTGGTAACACTTACTGGTACAGCGCCGTCTCAAACTCTTAATTTTGTTCTACCAGTTGGTGGTAATTACACGCATAACCAAATAACTTCGTCTACAACTTGGACAATTACACATAACCTTGGGTTTTTCCCTGCCGTATCCGTAGTGGATAGCGGGGGCAACTATGTGATAGGTGATGTAAACTATGTATCACAAAACATTGTAACCGTATCATTCAACGCTTCCTTTGGTGGAAAAGCCTATTTATCGTGAGGTCTCATGTCTAAGTTTCTTACAAATATTGATCTAAACGGCAATGAATTACAGAATGTTGTAATTCATAAAGCAGGTACTGCTCCTGCGACCAGCACAAAAACTGGTGGTTTGTATTTTGATACATCCCTTGATGGGGAAGACAACCCAAGAAACAAACTTAAGTACTACAACGGTAGTGCATGGGTGGAACTATCAGTTGGTCCTTCTGGTACTTGGCAACCAGCAGACGCTGACCTCACGGCTATTGCCGCCCTTACAGGTACCGCAGGTTTCCTTAAAACCAACGGTTCAGGAACCTGGTCAGTTGACACCAATACATATTTAACTTCAAGTACTGGTGTCAGTAGCGTCAACGCAAGCGTTGGTGCAGTCACGGGAGTGGCTGTAACTTCTGGGACCCTTGGTCAATTTGCGGCTACTACCTCATCTGCCCTTGCTGGTGTCATTTCAGATGAGACTGGCTCTGGTGCTCTTGTTTTTGGCACCTCACCAGCCATTACCACCAGTTTGACAACTGGCTCTTCTTCCTTTGACTTGCTTAACACCACAGTTGCTACTGTCAACTTTGCTGGTGCGGCTACTGCGGTCAATATTGGTGCTTCCAATAGCACCACCACAATCGCTGGTGACTTGGTGGTCAACGGTACTACCACTACTATTAATAGCACTACTGTCACCGTAGACGATCTAAACATTGTCCTGGGTTCAGTAACTACCCCAACCAACAGCACCGCAAATGGTGGAGGTATCACTGTTGCAGGTGGTGTAGATGGAGACAAAACCTGGAACTGGGTGTCTTCAACTAGTTCATGGACTTCTTCTGAGAACATTGATCTTGCCTCAGGTAAAGTGCTTAAAATTGCTGGTACCCAGGTATTATCAGCAACTGAGTACACGGGCAATGCCTCAACAGCCACTACCGCTACCAATGTTACTGGTGGTGCCGCTGGTTCAATTGTTTACCAGACTGGTTCTGGAGCAACAAGCACCTTGGCGTTACCAACTACTGGCACTGACCAAGTAATTAGTGACTTCCGCCTTGTTGGTGGCTCTTCAGCACCTGCATGGTCTGCTCGTAAATTTTCTAAAACTCTTTCAAGTTCTGCTACTTCTTACACCCTTACACATTTACTTGGTACCGCTGATTTAGTAGTTTCGGTATATGAAATTTCCACAGGAGAAGTTGTGTACGCTGATATTGTTAATACCAGCACTACAACAACTGTATACTTTGCCACAGCCCCCACTTCAAACCAATACCGAGTCGTCATTCTTGCTTAATCTGTCATTAAAGGACAACAGTGGCTAACTTTCTAAAGTCCCTCTTTGTTAAGGGGGTTGAAATTGATACAGCAGGAGCCTCTAATGGTGATGCCCTTGTATATAACGGAACTAAGTTTGGGGCGGCTTCTGTCGGTGGATCAGCAGTAGCGGCATTAAACGACCTTACAGATGTTGTTATTACAACACCCCTAGAGTTTCAAACTCTTGAATACAACGGCACAGAGTGGGTTAACACAAACTCTCCAAGCAGCGTATATGTAAGAAACGCCGAAGCAACAACGATTACAACTGGTACTTGCGTATATCTATTTGGTGCAACTGGCGACCATGCAACAGTAAAGAGGGCAGATAACAATAGTGACACTACTTCCGCTAAGACAGTTGGTGTTGTTAGTGCAAACATTGCGGCAAGCCAAAATGGCGTAGTTGTAACACAGGGGTATGTAGATGGTATTAATCTATCAACGGGATATACCGCTGGAGATGTGTTGTGGCTTGGTGAGTCTGGCGCATTTACAAAAACTAAGCCAACTGCCCCAGATCACCTTGTATTCATCGGTGTAGTAGTTCGTGCCACTAATAACGGCATTATCTATGTTGCTACCCAAAATGGGTATGAGTTAGACGAACTTCATAATGTCGCCATAAATGCTGGAACGCTTGCTACTGGTGATGTGATTCGCTACAACGCTTCTACTTCTTTGTGGGAGAACTCACAAGTAGTAGGCCCAACTGGTCCTACTGGGGCTACGGGTGCTACTGGTCCGCAAGGCCCAGAAGGCGCTCCTGGCATGAATGGCGCAAATGGTGATACTGGTCCGCAAGGTGATACGGGTCCGCAGGGAGCAACAGGAGCAACAGGAGCGCAGGGACCACAAGGACCAGGGTTTGAGTTTCTTGGTGAATGGGATTACGCAACGACCTACAACACTGGCGATGTTGTAAAAGTAACGCCAGCAGCATCATCAACTTACACACCGTCTGTCACTTACATATCTTTGGTAGATAGCAACTTAGACAACTCCCCTCCAGATTCGCCTACGGAATGGGCTGTTTTGGTTACTGATGGTCCAGAAGGCCCCTCTGGAGTTACAGTTGTTTCTGACACCGCCCCAGTCGCGCCATCATCAGGCAACTTGTGGTTTAAGTCTGACACTGGCAACCTTCTTGTGTATTATGACTCGTATTGGATTGACGCAAGTGCGCCAAACTATGCAACTTTGGATGGAGGTAGCGCATAATGGCAATTGACTTCCCAAATAGCCCTACCGCAGGTGACCTCTATACCGCTGGTGGTAAGACCTGGCAGTGGAATAGCACCTATTGGTCTGCTTATGGCACCAGCCCAGTTTTACGCGCATCTGATGCGCCCCCATCTTCGCCTAACGCAAACGATCTTTGGTATGAAACAGACACTGGTCGCTTATTTGCCTATGTTGGAACAGCGTGGGTTGAGGTGGGTAACGCCGTAGATATTGCTGGGGCATTACAACCTGGTCAGGTGACTGCTTTGAGTGCGGTTACTACTTTGACTTCGGATGATGTGTTTCCTGTGGTTGATAATCCTGCTAGTGCTACGGCTTCTAATAAGATTACTTACGGCAACCTTGTAACTAATATGTCTACAAGCATTAGCACTACTGGTGGCGTATGGACTGACTACACACCTACCCTTGTGCAAAGTTCGGCGGTCACTAAAACTGTTGTTCTTGCAAGATATTTTCAATTTCAAAAACTTGTTATTGTCACAATAGTCATGAATGTTACGGGTTCTGGTGTTAATGCTAATGCCGTAACTGTTGGTCTACCTATAGCAGCACGAACCAATGTAAACCAAATAGTTGGAAGTGGTTACATTTTTGATAACGGTGGAGTTGGCCCTCAGTTTACTTATAACTGTTCAGCCTATCTGTCTACCACTACATCATTTTTGGCTCTTTATCAAGCAGGAAGTCCATGGGGTTCTAACCCTAGTTATGCTTTAGCAAGTGGCGACCAACTTGCATTTGTACTTACTTATGAGGCGGCATAATGGCTATTACTTTTCCAGCATCACCAACAAACGGTCAGGTCTTTACTTCAGGCAGTAAGTCATGGCAGTGGGATGGCACAACCTGGATTTCTTACGCCGCTAATATTTCACCGTCTGTCTTTAAGGTAGACGCAACTAACGCTAGGGTTGGTGTCAATAATCAGTCTCCTGCGTATGCGTTGGATGTTAATGGCACTATTGAGGGAACACAGTTTTTGCAGGGTACGGATTATCTAAGTCCGTATCAGGGTTTTCGTAACAAGATCATTAACGGTGACTTTAGTATTAACCAACGAGGTTTTACCAGTTTAACTACTGGCGCATACTTTTTTGATAGATGGACATTTGGCAATAACACGGGAACTGTCACAGTTACACCACAAACTTTTACTGTTGGCTCGCCTGCTGCAACAGGGTATGAGTCACCAAATTATGCAAGACAAGTTGTGTCTGGTCAATCGGGTACTTCTGCTATTGCATATATTGCTCAGTTGATTGAGGATGTTAGAACATTTGCGAACAGTACAATTACTGTTTCTTTTTATGCAAGAGCATCAAGTGGTACACCAAAAATTGCATTAGAAATACTTCAAAACTTTGGTACTGGTGGTTCACCTTCATCATTTGTTTCTACTTATGCAGGACAAGCAACTATTAACACAAGTTGGACTAGATATTCCATAACTACCACTATCCCAAATATCAACGGTAAAACTATTGGCTCTACTGCTAACACTTCATCTTTACAGATACAATTATGGACATCCGCTGGTACTGATTTTAACTCTCGTACTGGTTCACTTGGTATTCAGAGTAATACTTTTGATATTTGGGGTGTTCAGGTTGAGCGTGGCAGTGTTGCTACACCTTTTGAACAGCGACCTATTGGTACGGAACTAGCGTTATGCCAACGGTATTACTATAAATCAGGCTATGTATGGGGCAATGTTTTGGGCAGTGGATTTATTGCAAACAACAGCAACCAGTTTGGTGAGGCTTTTCGTTTTGATTTCCCAACAACAATGAGAGCAACTCCAACATTGACTTACACATTTTTTAATAATGATAATGCTGTTGTGTTAAGCACTGGCTCTACTGCAAATTGTGTTATTTTGCGTGAAACTTGTATCAATACTAATTTTCCATATTCTAGTTTTTCTTTTGACTATGTAGTATCGGCGGAACTATGATGGCATATAAACTCATTGCTGAAATTACCCCAAGAGGGGACTTGTTCTACCATGAAGCAGTTTTACGAATTGAAGATAATGCTAGAGTGCCGTTTGACCCCGCTAACTCTGACTATCAAAAGTATCTAGCATGGCTCGCTGAAGGTAACACCCCCGAAGAATGGACGGCTGAATAATGGCTCGTAACGCACTCATTCAATTACGGCGTGATACCGCCGCTAACTGGACCTCAACTAACCCAACTCTTGCCTCAGGTGAAATGGGCTTTGAAACAGACACAGGAAAACTCAAAGTTGGAACTGGTTCTACGGCATGGACATCTTTGCTGTATGCAACTGATGCTTCTGAAATTACTGGAACTGTTATTAATGGGACAACCACAACTGGTGCGAGTGGTGTCGGTTACATGGGTCTGCCTCAAAATACTACTACCACAGGTTCTTATACGATAGTTGCGGCTGATGCTGGGAAACACATTTATTCCACTGCGACTCGCACAATAACCATTCCCTCTAATGCAAGCGTTGCTATGCCTATTGGTACCACTATTACTTTTGCTAACGCTACAGGCGCAACCGCAACTATTGCAATCACATCTGACACTTTACTTTTGGTTAGTAGTGGAACAACTGGTTCTAGAACTCTTGCCCCATTTGGAATGGCAACTGCTGTTAAAGTTGCTTCAACGACATGGATGATTAGCGGAAACGGATTGACCTAATGGCTGGTGTTGTTTCTGGTTTAATTGGGAGCAGTAGAAGTAGTTTGTATACTACTGGTGGCATTACATGGACTACTGCTGGCACTGGCTATAAGGGTGTCTATTTCCAATCTAGCGGTACATTCACCATATTAAATGGCGTTAGAGATATTGAAACTTTTGTGATATCAGGCGGAAGTGGTGGAGGTGGTGGTGCCAATTTTTATAATTATGCACAATCTGGCGGAGGTGGTGGTGCTGCTGGCAATAAAACAAACTCAACTATTAGTAATGCTCCTCTTGGTGCCTATACCATAACTGTAGGTGGAGGTGGGGCTGGTGGAACTAGGGCGGTTGTATTTGATTATGATGGAGGTGCTGGAGGTACTGGAGGTACTGGAGGTACTTCATCTATTGCTAAATCTGGTATAACTACTATTTCAAGAACTGGGCCAACTGGTGGTACTGGTGGGTATGTTAACTATAATGTCCAATACTGGCTTGGTGGTACTGGTGCATCAAATGTTTTATATAGTGGTGCAAATGGGTCTGCATTTGGGGGTTCGCAGTATCGCTATATGGGTGGAGGCGGTGGAGCAGGTGCTGGTGGTAACGGTTCTGGACCTAGTTTCTCCCTTATTTACGATGGCGGAGTAGGTGGTGCTTCTGGGTTTATTACTGGGAGTGATGTATACGGTTATGGTGGGTATGGTGGCACAGCGTATGGTCGTTATGGGTCTAATTTAGTGGTGGGTTCAGGTGGTGCAGGCGGTGCAGGTGCGGATGATGCAACCTACGGTCCAGGGTTTACGGGTTATGGTGGTGGAGTATATTTAAGGTGGTTAATATGAGTCATTGGGCACGAATAGATGAAAATAATATTGTTACTGATGTTCTAGTTGGCAATAATGATGAACCCGACGAAGGCTACCAATGGTTTGTTGACAACCTTGGTGGAAGATGGATTCAAACATCCGTTAACACTCACGGTGGTATTCATAAGAATGGCAAAGAACCAGTACGGAAAAACTATGCTGGAATTGGTTACACATACGATGAAGCATTAGATGCTTTTATTCCACCCAAGCCAACAGAATTTCCCTCATTTGTCGTTGACCCCGAAACAGGTTTATGGACTACTCCTGTTCCACGACCAGATGGCGATGAACCTTGGGGATGGAATGAATCTGCTCAAGAGTGGGTTATTATGGATATTCCAGTACTAGAAAATGAAGTGTTACCCCCAACAACAGGAGAATAAATAATGTCTAATGTACAACTAGATGTCAACAAGATTGTTGAATCGCTCGTCAACCAGATTTCACAGCAGGCCCAGCGTATCGCTGTCCTAGAGGCTACGATTGATGCTATACAGAAAGCCAATAACGAGGAAGTTACTGAGTAACTATGTTTAACCCAGGTGGCAAGATTTATAGGGCGCTCGTTAAGTCGTCCGACAGCACCACGGGTGAAATCTATGTGTCTTTGCCCCATGTTATGGGTGAAAATAGTTATCTACCTCTGTCTTATGTGGATAGGGAGGCAATTGGTGGCGTCTGGTCCGTACCCACACCGGGTGATATGATTATCGTTGCAAGCGACGACGACCAGTTTTCTAATGTATTCTGGTTAAAGACAACTACTGGAACCGACGGCGGTTCAGCCTAAAGGAGATACTTATGAATTACCCCTGCATCAAATTGGTGGTCCCAACCGCTCTCAAACAGTATAAGAACGGTCAGTTAGCACCAAGCGTTTTGGCTTCCGTTAAAACTGGCGGAAAGATGTACGCACCAGTTGCAGAGCAATTCAATAAGTTGTACGACGCCGCTCTCGCCGCTGGCTTCAAGTTGAAGAATGTGGGCGACTACCGCTCATTTGAAGGTCAACTAACAATGTTTATGGACCGCTATGTCACCGAAGATACTGGTACTGGCGTTACACGCAAGTACGAGGGTAAGACATGGTACCTCAAGAAGGGTAAAGCCCCTTCAGCCGCTCCAGACCCCACGGGTCTCAAGGGTTCAAACCATGGCTGGGGTCTCGCAATTGACCTTGGTTATGATGTCAACGGCAAACTTACCTCAATGGGTGGCAAGTGTTTTGAGTGGATGTGCGCTAATGCCCCCTCATATGGTTTCTACTTGCAGGGTTCTGACCCTAAGTCAAAAGAGTTTGAGGCATGGCACTGGCAGTACTGCCTCGGTGATGCCACCCCTAATGGCGCACCCGCTCCCGTAGCACCAGCCACCGCTCCTGCACCTGCTCCAGCAGGCGCACCCGCACTTACTTTTACTTACCCAGGAACACCCGTTAAGCAGGGTTCAAAGGGTGACGCCGTCAAGTTGGTTCAGGCAATCGTTGGCGCAAAGCCCGATGGTGACTTTGGTGCCAAGACCCATGAACTTGTCCGTAACTGGCAGAAGTCCAAGGGTCTTACTTATGATGGCGTTGTTGGTCCGACGACATGGAAAGCCATGTTCGGCTGATAAACAGTGGCGACTAAAAAACGAGGATTAGGTCCAGCCGCCCTAAGTGTCTGGGACAGATTAGAACAAGGAAAAGAAGACGGTGGCTCTACGGGCCGCATAGATAAAACTACAGGCGCCCGTCTGCCACCTACTGACCTTGCACAGGGGTTAAACGCTCTTATCCCAAGCGGTGGCGACTTTGAGGTCTACTGGGTACAACCAGTAGACCAGTACTACATGGGTCCGACCAAGAGTTCTTGCGTCGTGGCTCATGTGTTCATTCCCGTTGCTACTAGGGATGAAGTAACTGAAGACATGGGTATTGGGGACAGCGTTGATGAGGGCATAGATATCCTTTCTAAGCAATTCTCTAGAATACGAAAGACTGACCGATCCAAGGGCGGTTCCTCATATAACATCCTCGGATATGTATATGTGATGTTTCGTAACCGCGCTGGAGTCACCAGTGGCGTTTACAAATATGGACCCATGCCGTTAGACATCTACCGCAATTATCGTGAGTACAGTTCTAAGGGTAAGGGTATTAGACAGATTCTTGAACCATTTGGATACACTAAGAGCAATTGGCCCGTTTAACAACAAGGAATTACAATGAGAGCATTTCTAGCCATGTCAGCATGGTTGGCGTCAATCGTTTGGGTAATAGTAAGCGTTATCCTTATGTCCCCCATGACAGGCATCGCCCTACTGATTAGTTGTTTCATATCGTTCCTAATATTCAGGGATACCATGAACGCCGTGCAGGCAGTCGGTCCCGTGTACTGGATTTGTAGAGATATTGTTCCCCCTAATACCCGCCTTTTTGCGTGGGGGTTTATGCGCCAGACATCTGCTCCTTGGCGCGTCGGTAAAGGCATCCAAATACGCTTTAAAAAGCACACCTTTCAAATCGGACTTTCTCGTAAAGGTAAGCAGGTATCTGATGACACTGGCTTGCTATATGCTGTCCAAGGGCGGTATCTTGATGACAAGCCTAAGGAAATCAGGGACTGGAAATGATGAGACGCAAACCTAAGACTGATCTCCCAAAGATTGCCCGACTCCAAAAGATGACTAAGAGTGAGTTAGCCACATGGGGAGAGCAGTGCCTGATCTACACCTGCCAGTCATTTGATAACTGGCGTTACCGTGATGGGACTAATGCTGAGGTACTCCAGGCCGCAGAAGTATTCCACGAGATATTAAAAGAAATCGCCTCCAGAGATATCAGTAAGTAATACTGCCTTGATTTTTGTTTTATACTTACTCTTATGAGTGAAGAATCAGATGTTGAGGATACGGAATACAACGAAGACATTGGTGACTATCAAGAGGAAGAACTAGACGAAACATCTACGGAATTCGTTGACCAACTGGTCATGAAGTTAATCGTCTTTACCGAAGAGTTCTGTAATGTCACCCTGTTCCCCTATCAGGTCCCGATTGCCTATCGGATCATTGAGTCCATCGTCCTTGGCGACGGTGAAGAACTAACCCTCGTTGCGACCCGTCAGTCTGGTAAGTCTGAGGTTCTTTCTAATGTCATGGCATCCATGATGGTCATTCTCCCGCGCCTGTCCAAGGTCTACCCAACATGGCTGGGTAAGTTTGAGAAGGGCTTTTGGTGTGGTGTGTTTGCCCCCGTTGAGGATCAGGCTGACACGGTGTTTGGTCGTATCGTCAGCAAGTTGACCAGCGAACACGCCATGAACTTCCTCCTTGATCCTGAGATTGATGATAAGGCGTCATCAGGTGGCGCTCGCGGTAAGGGTCGTATTATCAGCCTGAAGAAGTCAGGGTCACTCTGCCGTATGCAGACCTGTAACCCTAAGGCAAAGATTGAATCTAAGACCTACCACTTCGTCATGATTGACGAAGCACAAGAGGCCGATGAGTTCATGATTTCTAAATCAATTAAGCCGATGTTAGCGTTCAACAACGGTTCTATTGTTCTTACGGGCACGGCTACTAGGAATAAGTCTTACTTTTATAAGATGATCCAGTTTAATAAGCGCCGTGACACAAACGCCAGACGGGGCCACAGACAGGCGCACTTTGAGTATGACTGGCGAGTTGCCGCTAAATACAACGATAACTACGGCAAGTTCATTGCTAAGGAAAAGACCCGTATCGGGGAAGACTCCGACGAGTTCCAAATGTCCTACTGCAACAAGTGGATTTTGGAAAAGGGTATGTTTGTCACCGAGGAACGCCTAGAGCGCCTGTACGACCCGTCTATGGCTATTGTGAAGAAGTGGTGGCGTAGCCCCATTGTCATGGGTATAGATGTGGCGCGAACCAATGACTCCACCGTGGCTACAGCCGTATGGGTGGACTGGGACCACCCTGATGGGTTTGGTTTCTTTGAGCACCGCGTCCTTGACTGGCTGGAAATCAACAATGTTGAGTGGGAACAGCAGTACTTTGAAATGATTGACTTCATCCGTAACTTTGATGTCTACCGCATTGGTGTGGACTCTCAAGGTGTGGGTGGCGCTGTTACCGAGCGACTACAACTCTTGCTCCCTGAGATTGAGGTAGTCGCTGTCTCGTCTGACGCCAAGACTCAGAACGAGCGTTGGGTACACCTGACCGAATTAATGCAACGAGAGCAGTTGATTATTCCTGGGCACTCCAAGGCGCGCCGTACCCGATCATGGAAAAAGTTCAACCAGCAGATGTGCGACCTTGAAAAGGTTTACCGTGGCCCGTACCTACTAGCCGCCGCTCCTGATGAGAAGGGTGCATTTGATGACTACCCCGATTCTCTAGCAATTGCTTGCAGTATGACGGCATTAGAAGTAATGCCAATGGTGGAGTCATTTAACTCTCCCTTTTATAGGTAAACTATGGTACGATAAGTGGAGATAAACCCCTACTAGGAGGAATCCATAGATGGCAGTTGCACCTGTTCCCATGTTCCCAGAAAAAGGCACCCCAGTGTTTGAGCGTTCGTACGCCCCAAGCATTCCGGGTAACCGTGGCCCGCTCCGCTTTGAAGAAGGCGTAGCCACCGATACCGATGTCCCTTATGACTTCGGCGTTGGTGCTTATGAGGACACCGCCCCGTCGCCCATGCGACAGAACCATAACAACCCTGAGATGTTCTACAAGTACGCTGAGGAAACAATGCGCGAGCGCGCCCACATCGGGTCGTCTTCGTGGATTGAGGCCCCGACCGTTCTTGGTGAATTCGTACAGGGTTCAATGGCTGGAGACTACATCCCGCAGTTTGAATACTCGTACAACACGGGCGGTCACATGAACCGCCCGAACCCAACAGTCGTTTACGACTGATCATGGGTGATACCGGGAATTTCTCGGTAGTTGGCCCGGCACCGAGTAGTACATTCGGGTCATCCCCGGAACTGTCTAATTATCAGGCAGTTGCGGGGATGTTTCGTCGCGTCCAAAAAGGTAATGAATTAGTTACGGCGCGCGCTGACAACTTTGGTATTGTTACCAAGATTTCTAGCCCCTTCGTGCCTAGCCCCCTCGGTGGCAAAGTAGCACTCAATATGCCCCGCTATGCATCAGGTATTGGTGAATTCGTTCTTGATCCGATGCAGAACTTCAAGTCTGAGAAGTTAGACCTAGAGGGCCGTAAGTACGGCAACTCTACGATTACTAACCCAGGTCAGAAGTTTGATTCTAATAAGTTACGCCGTAAAGGCGTCTCATCTTATAACCGCTATAAGGCTGGTAAGACTTCTTATATGCCAGGCCGATTTGGGCATAGTTCATACAAGCCCGGAAAGATTCAGGCGTTCTGATGGCTAAGAAAAAGAAAAAGTTAATTGCACCAGTCCGCGATACGACGCGCACGGATAGCCCTGTTGATCCTGGATACCCAATCCCAGCAAAAGCACCATCATACAGAGATATTCCTACTAAAAAAGGTAGAAAAGCCATTGATACTGCAATGTCACAGGCTGGTAAGAATGCGTATGGGTCACCAATACGCATGGCTGATGCTGTGGCAACTCGTGTAAATGCTCTTCAAGCGGCTCTGGCTCGCACAACCTTTCAAGTCGGACTTGGTAATCAACCTATGGGGTCACACATTCCCCCAGGATTAGGTTGGTATGGTGAGCACCAACAGGCATACAGAGAGGCATCAGAAAGAACAGGTACCCGTATTGGAAGCCTTATTGACGCTGGTGCTGTAGCCAGTGCTCGTAACACTCCTGAGAAAGAACGATTAGCCGCTGAATCAGCAGGTTATATCGCCGCTAACCCTGATCGTAAAGTAACAATTACTGATGAGATGGCTCCGCACATGGGTAATCCAGATATTAAACCGGGGGAACACCGCATCGGGACAGGCCGCGACGGTGATGGTTTATCAGACGAAGATGTAGCGCATATCGGTTACGCAGAGACCCAAGCACTTAAGGGTTTGGGTCATGTAAATAAACAAGGAAACGCCCTTAGCGATAAAAGATTTACTCCAAGAGAATTTACTGGAGTAACTTTGGATTCGGCGGGACGCGATGTCGGTGCTAAGGTTGTCGCTGTCGCTCGCGGAAAAACATTTGATGAGGTTACTAAGGGAGCGACTCCTAAGACTCGTAACTTTTCACGAGCAACTCATTTAATGAGTCGTGAAGAAACTGCATATAACTCAGAAGTTCTTAGGCGCATAGCGTCAGTTCCTACCTTTGTAGAAGGTGACGGAAAGGGTGGAACAAATTATTCCTATCAGGAACATCTTTTTTCTCCATATGAAAAAACTGCGGCTGAGATTGCAAACTTTGATCCAAGCACGGCAGATGAAAGTGTTGAAGATTATGTGATGAACGAAATGAGTGCCCATGTAGCCGCGTCTAAGGGTAAAACTGGTAAAACGGCTAGAGAAGCACAAGAAATTGTAAAACCACCAAAGGGTAAAAATGTATTTGACCCTAGTTTTGATCCTGAGGAAATGCGTCATGCATTTAATGAGGAATCTACGCGACGGGCCGCTATGCAAATTGGTATTGCTGGGGAAAGCCTAACTACGCGGGGCGCTCAGGCTATTTCATGGGTGGAACGCCGACGACATACTCTTGGTGAAGATAAAGAATACAACAAAGCCCAAAAGCAACTTGCTAAGGATGCCAAGAAGGCAAGTAAGGCAAAAGAAAAAGCACCCACTCCCCCAACTGTTACTGAGGATAAAGGACCTACTCCTGAAGAAAGAGGACAACTTACATTGTTCTAATTGTTATCGCAATAACAGTACTTTCTAGGCTCTGATAACCTTTCCTTCCCAGTAGAAGGAGAGAGTATGCGCCCGTCAGATGCCGCATTAATTACACAATATCTTAAGAGACTTGCGCCCCGTGGACACACAGAGGAGCAAGAGGTGCTACGGTTGATATCAGTTCTTGGAGGAATCCAGAAAATGTCACACAATAAGGAGCAGAAAGTTGAGCGAGTTAAGTAATGAATTGCTCTCGCGTGGTCCAATTAATTGGGGGTGTGGTATTGCCACCCTCAGGGACGAACTTCACGGAGATGAACTAACCGCACTAAACACCGCATTAGAAAGAATTATGACTGACCCAGGAAAGGGTAGGTCTAAGGTATATTCTTCTATGTGGTTAGCGAATGTGCTAGTTAAGCACGGACATCAAATTAGCCGAAGCACCATAGAACGACATATAAAGGGGAAGTGCAGTTGTGGCAAGCCTTAGTGATGATTTAGGAACACCCCCAGCAAAAGCAACATTGGGAAAGATTGCGGAGTTATTAAACCGCAATAACATTGATGTTGAAGAAGTGGGGTCAATCAAGCGCGTATCCCTCTACCAATCACTCACTAAGAATGACCAAGGTCAGGCTGAGGTTCACGACCTCATGGGTATCCAATTCAACCCCAAGTGGGCTGAAGGGCCTGATTGGCCCGTGGTACAACCAGGGCCGTCAATCAAACTCCCAGTACGCAAAGTAATACAAAGTAATACAGAGGGATACAAAGTAGCGGTTATCCTCCCCGACATGCAGATCGGTTACTACCGAAATGCTGACGGGAGCCTGGAACCCACCCATGATGAAGAGGCTCTCTCTATCTCCATGGCAATTATCAAGAAGTTGAATCCTGACCGAATTATCATGGTCGGTGACAACCTTGACTTTCCTGAGTTCGGTAAGTACCGTCTCAGCCCAGCATACGCAATTACTACTCAGGCATCTATTGACCGCGCCACAACACTATGCGCGGAACTTCGTGCCGCCGCACCAAACGCCGTCATAGATTGGATTTCAGGTAACCATGAAGAACGACTCGTCAACTTCATCTTGGACAATGCAAAGGTTTCGTTCGGCTTGCGTCGGGGGAATACTCCGGATTCTTGGCCTTGCCTTAGTGTGCCTTATCTATGTCGTTTCAATGATTACGGGGTTAATTATGTGGCTGGCTACCCTGCTGGACAAGTATGGATTAATCAAAGGCTCAAAGTCATCCACGGAAACAAGGTCAGGTCTAACGGTTCAACCGCCCACGCCTACCTCAACGACAGCAAGGTATCCGTCATCTACGGGCACATTCACCGTAGGGAATGGGCTGAACGGTCACGCGAGGACTGGGATGGGGCAAAGACCATCATGGCGGCGTCACCAGGGACACTAGCCCGCTGTGACGGTGCTGTACCCAGTACCAAGGGCGGTATGGACCTAGACGGTCGCCCAATGACCATTGTGGAGGACTGGCAACAGGGTCTAGCCGTTGTCTCTTATGAGGATGGCGAAGGCGCCTTTTGGTATGAACAGATACCTATCCATAATAAGACCGCTTTTTTCCGTGGTAAGGTTTACTCTCCGGAATGATTGGGGTGGGTCGTATGTCTGACAAGGAAAACCTTAAGGCAGTTGTTGTCGTTTGGGATGACGCGTTTGATGGCCCTGGTGGATGGATTGATCCAGCCAAGTATGAACCACGCATTATTGACCCCATTACTATTGGCTGGGTTATAGATGAACATGCCGAGAAGTACCTGACCTTGTACTCGTCCTTCTATTATGACGATGATGGTATACTTATTTGTTCAAATCCTATGCATATTCCTCGTGGTATGATTAGGTCTATTACTCCCGTAAAGATAAAGAAGTCAGGGGACAGTTGATGGGTCTACGCCGTAGGAATAGAGGATCACGCGCTGATACTCGTCGTGGTGAATTGTCACCCGCTGAAATTGCAAAGCATGGACCACAAAAGCCTGATGATGGGTTTTCTATACGCACATCTGGTCGTGGTGCAGGTGGTCCTGCTCGTAATGTTTTTTCTGTTGGTTATGCACCCGAATCAGGTCGCGGGGCTGAAGTTCCAGTAGACCCCTCTGAACCTGCAACTACCCAACTTCTTGACTTTAACCGACGAAACGCAGATGTACTGGGTTCCCCAGGCGCAAATATGATTCAAGGTGGCTGGCATGACCCGTCAACTGGCATTGTCCAGCAAGATACCTCTGTAGCACTACCAAAAACTGCTGGTGGTCTTGAAGCCGCTATGCAAATTGGGGCATTGGGTCGTCAAGATTCCATAGGTAATGTTGGCCCTAATGCCAAAACCCCATATATCGGTGACATAAAAATTCCTACGCATCTACATCCAGAGCAATTTTGGCATGAGGGAACTTCACCCCTTGTGACAGATAAGGGCATTGACCCCACATCGGGACGACGCCGTGTAAGTATTCTTCCACCGCGTCAAGAAATGGTCGGCGTAGAAGCATCAATTTTAGCCGAACAACTCGGATTACCTAAGGATTAACCCCAATGCCCGTTGACTTTTGGTCACCATCCTATAGAGCATCATCCAGCGACCTCACGGTCTCTATCTCGCCTTTGGGCTTGGTGGAGTTAGCCGATGAGGAATTTGAAGTACATGGACCGCGCCTAAACCGCTATTCATCGTGCTGGGCATGGTACCTCGGTCACCACTGGTCCTACCGCCGTGAGATGGGCGAACAGAACATCACAATGAATTACATCCGCACCATGTCGGATTACATCACTAACTTCTGTTTTGGTAAAGGCATTCAGTTCAAAACGCCAGAACAGAACGCCGCCATTATTCCCCATTTGTTACAAACAGTATGGGAACAACATAACTCTAAGCACTATGTCTTATGGGAAATGGGTCAGTTGGCTGGTGTAACTGGTGACTGCTTTGTCAAGGTCGCTTACGAAGAACCTTTTGTTGACTCCGCTGGCATCACTCACGCTGGTCGTATTCGCGTTATTCCGCTAAACCCAGCACACTGTTTCCCTGAGTACCACCCACACGACCGTGACCGTATCTTGCGGTTTAAGTTAAAGTACCGCTTTTGGGGTACCAGCCCTGAGGGCACCCGTCAGGTGTATACCTTTACTGAAATCTTGACTGAGGATTCTGTAGAGCAGTACATCAATGATGAATTGATTGACCAATACGATAATGCTATTGGTATTATTCCTATCATTCATATCCCTAACATGACCATTTCGTCATCGCCATGGGGTCATTCGGACATCTGGGACATCATCTCGCTCAACCGCGAACTGAATGAAAAGATGACTGAAGTATCAGACATTATTAACTACCACGCCGCACCAGTCACTATCATCACTGGCGCCAAGGCAAGCCAGTTAGAGCGCGGACCTAAAAAGGTTTGGGCTGGTCTTCCTAAGGACGCCAATGTATTCAACCTTGAATCCAGCGGAAACATGGCTGGTGCATTGGAATACATCCAGTTTATTAAGCGCGCCATGCACGAAATCACTGGTGTACCTGAGACAGCCTTAGGTCAGTTCCAACCAGTATCTAATACATCAGGCGTGGCATTGGCTATTCAGTACCAGCCAATGATGAATAAGTACAACCAAAAGAAGATTCACTTCACTAAGGGTCTAGAGAAGATCAACGAAGTAATCATCCGTACTGCGGCTGTATTTGAACCTCAGATGCTTCAGTACAACCCAAGCCTTGGGGCAATGCCCGAGCCTGATCAGGCGTATGCGCTTGACCCTGCTGACCCGCTTACCTACCAGACCCAAGTTCACTGGCCTGAGCCATTGCCTGTTGATGTTCTTATCAAACTTAACGAAGTTCAAGCCAAGATGGCTCTTGGCTTAGAGTCCAAGGAAGGCGCATTGCGCGCTCTTGGTGAAGAGTTCCCCCGTGAGAAATTGCTTGAAATCTTTGAGGAATTGCGTGACGACTCCTTGGACCAAGGTGCGTTAGATATGGTGCGCGCTCAAATACAGCAGGCAGTAATGATTACTACTGGTATTTTCCCCGGACAAGGTGGAGAGAATAGTGTAGTATCTGGTGGTGAAAACACAGCCGAAGGACAAGCAGGTCCTCCTATGGGAGGTATCGGTGACGCCGAAGGACAGATGATTAACAACATAATCCAACGAGCATACGGAGCAAGGCTTGCCCAGCGTCGTGTGCCCGACGAAGAATAAAACCGTTATTTAACAATTGCTAATAAAAGCCCAACAACAAAGAGGTAAGGAAAATGAGTAACGCCTTTAATGGTGACGGGATTATGATCCCCGTTGAAAGCACATCCCAAGAACAGCAGGCCCCTAAGACTGAGGGTCGCGTGTTCACTGAGACTGAGGTTGAAGCAATTCGCCGTCAGGAGAAGGACAAGTTGTACCGACGCGTTGAAGACGCTGACGGTCGTGTCAAGACCCTTGAGGAGCAATTGAGCATCATCGCTCAGGAGCGCGAAGCCGCTCGCAAAGAAGCCGATGAGCGCGCCAAGACTGAGGCTGAAATCCTCCGCCAGCGCGAAATCCAAGAACTCAGCGCAAAAGAACTCCTCGCCAAGCGCGAAGATGAATTCAACCAGCGCATTAATCAGGTTGAGCAGGAATGGCGTTCCAAGTTTGAAGACATGGAACAACAGCGCCAAGTGCAGGAAGCGCTTCTTGAAAAAGAACGACGCATCCAGCAGATTGATTCTTACCGTCAGCGCCGTTTGGCGGAAGAGCAAGAAACAATTATCCCGGAATTGATTGACCTCATTGCGGGTAATAGTGAAGAAGATATTGAAAACAGTATTGCAGTACTTCGTGATCGGAGTAGTGCTATAATTGAATCAATCCAACAGGCGACCTCACAAAGTGGTCGTCTGCGGGGACCGCAGGTAACTGCGCCCCCGACTGGGCCAATGGACAACCAACAGGAATACCAAACGATGTCTGCGGATGATATCCGTAATATGCCGATGGATCAGTACACGAAAATGCGCGAACGGCTCATGCAAGCGACTCGGACCTCCCGAGGCCGTTTCTAAAACCAAATAACCCAACAACTAACTATCCACGGAGGATATTAAAATGGCCCTTCCCGCCCCAGTAGGAGGTGCGATTACCGGAGCAGGTCTTGGTTCAATTACCACGACCGGTTACTCCAGTGACGCAACTCTTTCCCCAGCAATTCAACAGATTTGGTCCAAGGAAATCTTGTTCCAAGCCATGCCCGTCCTGCGTTTTGAGCAGTTCGCCGTGAAGAAGACGGAACTCGGTGTTCAGCCGGGTTTAACCATCAACTTCATGCGCTACAACAACCTCAGCGTAAACGAGGACTCAGGCGCAAACCTTACTGAAGGTGTGCGTATGGAGCCGGTTTCGCTGACCGCTAGCCAGATTCAGATCACCGTATCTGAAAACGGTCAGGCTGTCGCCGTTACCGAATTGTTGCTCAATGCATCGTTTGACGATGTTATGGCTTCCTCGTCACGCTTGCTCGGTCGCCACATGGCACAAAGCATGGACACCCAAGCCCGTAACACCTTGTACAAGGCTGGCGTTCCCTTCGGTGGCGGCTCTGCTGTTGCTCCGTCGGTCGTCTTCGGTCGCACCGCCGCTTCGGCTCGTGGCGCACTCAGCCCGTACGACTCGGGTACCCTCGGTACCGCTTCTGCACCTGGCTACCTCTCGCCTGCATCCATCAAGGACGCAGTTGAAGTTCTCGCTGGTCAGAACATCCCGCGTTTGGGCGACACCTATGTCTGCTTCGTTCACCCATCACAGAGCCGCTCGCTCCGCGACTGGCCCGAGTTTATTGAAGTCACGAAGTACGCCGCACCTGGCAACTTCATGCTCGGTGAAATCGGTCGTATCTACGATGTCGTGTTCATTGAAACCACACAGGTCAAGAAGGGCTTGGACGCAACTGCGTCTGGCGCTCCGTTGTACGAACTTGGCGCAACCTTGGACAGCAACGCTTCGGCGGGCTACCAGGAAAACGCTGACGCTTACAACGCCATCATGATCGGTGACAACGCATTTGGTCACGCCATTGCATTGCCAGTGGAACTCCGTGACGGTGGTGTCATTGACTTCGGTCGTGAACACGGCTTGGCTTGGTACGCAATTTGGGGCTTCGGAGTTATCACTCACGAATCCCGCGTTATCTTGAACACCCTCGGTGGCTCAATCGCCTGATCCCCTGGATCAGTCTAGTGTTGGTGGTGGGGGAGAAATCCCCCACCATTAATAATTTCACACAACAAACAATAGGAGAAAAACATGGCATCGCGTAAAGATACGATGGCTTTTGCAGAACAACAAGATGACATTGATGAAGCAGTGGAAGTCTTGGAAGAAACCCCTAAGGCTGTCACTGAGTCTAAGGCCAGCGCACAGGCAAGTGATTTTGTCACTGCTCGCGTTAAAGGTACATGGAAAATGTACTGGGGCCGTAGCACCTTTGATTTCGTAGACGGTAAGCGTTACAAACTCCCACGCGACCTCTACAACTACCTCGTACAGCACTCAAACATCTACGACACCCTCTGAGGTAACTAATGGCACTGATCGTCCCCAACGCTACTGCGACAGGGTCTTCCAACAAGTACTCAAACATCAACCAAGCCGAACCCGACTCGGTTGACTTTGAAGCACTTGGAAATACCCTGAACTATATTCGCAGTGGCGGTGGGGTTACGGTCGCAGGTGGCACCACAGTAAGTGTTGCCGCTGGTGTAGCCATTATTAATGGAGTGCCATATTCTTTTGATGCGCTTTCTTTTAACCCCGCCGACGCAACCGCCACGCGGTTTGACCTTATTGTGGTTCGTCTGTCAGGAAGTACCGCCACACTTACGCTGGTATCGGGTGCTGAGAATGATACTAACCCTACGCTTCCACAGAGTACTAACACTCTCGCTAGTGGGACTACTCCCTTAGTTGGCTCTAACTACTATCCAAGTACCGATGCCTTAATTTGCTCTGTATACCGCATTCCATCAGGAACTTTAACTGATGCAAATATCGTGGATAAGCGCGTTTTAAACTCAGCGCCTGTCACTTACACTACTGCGTCTGCCCCTACATCTAATGCTAAGGATGTCATTGGAGATACTGTTATTTCTGGTGGCGTTACTTACATTAAAACTGCCGCCCTTACTTGGGCGACATTATCCACAAGTGCTGATGTTGAGGGAGCAAAGATTCCCATTGGTGGCATTTTTGCCTTTGCTGGTACGCATAACACCACCGCATCCCCTAATGCCGCTTTTTACCTTGAATGTAATGGTCAGTCTCTCTCTAAGAGCGCCAACTCAAACCAATACTTACCATTGTTTAACGCAATTGGTTATTCGTTTGGTGGTAGTGGTGACTCATTTACGCTACCAAACCTAGTTGCTGATACTGGTGTAGTTGGTGCAACTGCGGCACAAATTAACACAGATGGCAAGACAGCCAGTTCAGCAAATACGGCTACCTTAAGTCTGTCTACACTTCCTGCTCATACCCACACACATAGCACCTTAGTTGGAGAGAAGTCTGGAACAACAAGTTTTGGTACTAAGACTGGTTACCCCTCAACTGCCACTACCTTGACTGGTTCTGTTACTGGTACATCCCACAGTCATTACACCTCCGATGGTCAGTCGGCACCTAATCGCGCATTCCCTGTAAGTATTACAAATGCTTACCCAACTGATGGCTATGTTATACCTCCGTATAGCCAACAGGGTGGTAACGGTATGGCTATTAAGGCAACTGCTGATACAGTTACTGGTAGTTCTAGTACTGGTGGTACAGCATCAATTACTATTCCTACAAACCTTGCAGTAAATACTAATATTGGTAGTACAACTACTACTATTGATGTGGGTACTGTTGCGGGTACTACGAATAGTACTGGTTCCACTAGTGCATTCAGTATCCTTTCTAAGAGCATCCGTGTTCGCTGGTTTATTCGCCACACATGAGTGACACACCGATTGAACCAGTTGAAAATGTACCCGCGGAGCAGATCATTCTGAAGCGCGGTTTTATGGTTCACCGACTTAGAGATACTCAACCAGGAGTTAACCAGGCCGCACAAGACTCAATTCCGGGAGCAGGCTCCGGCGATCAATAGTAAGATAGGGATTCATGGCAACTATTAAAGATATTGAGGAAATTGCAAGAACCTATCTACGAGATTTCCCGAAGTTCTTTCAGGTATCTTTTCCCGTCGTAGGTCGCACATATGAGTTGGGTCATATCAACCTTGATACCAGCAGTATTTGGGTTGCCAAGCACTCGGGGTCAGGCTCTGCCTCAACCCTGGCTCCTTCCGACTATACGATTGACCCCCGTAATGGTGTGCTCCGACTCGCTAGTACTTTGCCCTCAGGAACAAACTTGCTTGTTGAGGGTTACTACTACGAATGGGTTACACCCACCGATCTTAGTTTTTATACTAAACATGCCGTTGAAAAGCACCTAGTAAATACTGGTATTGGTATTGAAGAATTAGCCCCTGTTGTTATCAATGCAATTGGCATCGCCGCAATCTGTGAATCTTTATGGGCATTGATGACCGAGTTCAGTCGTGACATTGATGTCATGACCTCAGAATCAATCCATATCCCAGCCAGTCAGCGTTTCCGCATGGTACAAGGACTCCTTGCCCAGTGGGAAGAGGAGTACAAGCGCCACGCCGTCGCTCTTAACATTGGTTATGACCGCATGGAGGTGTTCACCCTTCGCCGTACTTCCCGCAGTACTAACTTCCTTGTTCCTCTGTACCGCGCTCGTGAACTTGGGGACTACACAATGCCTGAACGCCTATGGCCCACTATTGACGCAGGTATCGTGGAGCATGAAATCAAGGAAGAAGAACTCCGTACAGATGTTCTTATTGATGGCGCTATTCCTACCGGATCATTCTCTAACATTTCGTATTTCTGATTATGGATGTCCGCAGAGAGTTATCCATAATTAGGAAGCATTACCGCTCGTACCATGATCAGGCTGGAGAGTCCATCGTATGGCACGAGTTTATACCGCTAGGTAACAGTGCCTCGGCTTCTAGCCTCTATGACGATGTCTATGATGAGGGCACCTACGGTAATGGTGGTCGGCGCTACAAAACTGGCGTAGTCGTCCCAGTCCTAATGATTACTGAATCTGAGGACCAAAAGCGCGCTATTCCTGAAGGTCGTCAGCCTACTCAATTGACTAACTTCGTGGCGTCTATTGATGACTTCCGAGCCGCTGGTATTACTGCTCCTTGGGAATATCAGAACCGCTTGAACGACATGTTCCAGTATGACGGTCGCTACTTCAGCGTGGTGTCTTACCGAGTCCGTGGTCGCGCCCGAGATGATGTCATGCTCGTCGTTGAGGGTATTGAGACCTACATCTCACAGGAAATGGTCAATGATCCAGGTCCTACCCCTTATTCAATTTCTGACCTTCCTTGGCCTACATCAATAGCAAATTTAGGATAAAATACATGTATTGGAGATGCGCGTCTTCAATGTACATTGCCTAGATTCTCAAAGGAGGTAGTTATGTCTTTCTATACCTTTGGCATCAAATCTATGGCTTATAGGGACTCATTAATCCCTATCTCTGATGATGATCCGGTTGTTCAGATGATCCAAGCCTTTGAGGGTAAGGATAACAAGTTTAGTAAAGCCGTTACAAGTGGCATTAAAAAGTACGAAAAAGAAGCGCGTTCTAACCTGGCTACGCATGCCGAGTGGGCTGAAGTTGCCCCGCATCTTACAATTGACCTCTCTGCCGATGGGCAGTCGCTCTCATATTCCGTACAGGGTGGCTCCGAGATTGAGCAAAAGTATATGGAACTTGAGTACGGTGGTCCTAATAGTGGTGCTGGTGGTCGTGTTCGCTCTATGGCAAATAGCGGTGATGTACTGGCTAAAATTATTGATAATGCCCTAGCCGAGGTCATGGAATGACTAACCCTGGATTCCTGTTGGCGGAAGACGCCGCTGTTAAGACCCGTTTCTCGGGTATGACCGTAACAGACGATAAAAATGCGGCACGACCCGTACAGGTGTTCTTCCGTTACCCTGAGGGTGACACAGAGCGTACCTACCCATTTATTACTATTGAAATGATTGACATTGTCCATGCCTTGGACCGTCAGCATTCAGAAGTACAGTTATATGCCTCCACTAGCGGAGCCGCTTCTTTGCAATATACGGGTCCAAATGACCTTCAGTACTGGCCTAGTGAGCACCAAAACTTTACGCAATTTGCTGGCTCTGCACCTATGGTTACTACCACTGAATTTGTGCCAGTAGACATCCTGTACCAGGTCTCCACCTACACCCGCTCTGCCTTACATGACCGCCAACTTAGTTCTCAAATGCTTCATAGTCGCGCCCGTTTGCGCTATGGCTTTATAGATGTTCCTGAGGATGGAACCATCCGCAGGTTTGATCTCCTTGATTGGGTTACAGCCGACCTCCTTGACCCGGAGGCTGGTTACCGAAAGAGGATATTTAGAAAAGTGTATACACTAAAAATGTCCGCAGAAATGACAACTACTAGTATGGTAGCCTCTAAGCGAGTTGCTACAATTAGTAGTAGTATTTCTGATAAGAACTCCAACCTGACCGAAACCTATTAATTAATCCACTGGAGGATTACTCATGGCTTATACCCGCCCCGGAGTCTATGTAACAGAATCTCCGTTAAAGACAATCGTACGAGCAGACAATGGAACCGCTACTGCGGCTTTTGTTGGCATTAACCCTCGTGGCCCGCTTACCCCAACATTGATTACCTCATGGTCTTCATACACCGCACAGTTCGGTGATCTGAACCAGGCGTATGACTTGGGTTATGCCGTGTACCAGTTCTTTGCCAATGGTGGTCGTGCTTGTTATGTATCACGCGCTGTCTACGCTAATGCTGTTACCGCCACTGCTAGTTCGGTTATGTTCTACAAGCCAAATACTGCTGGCGCATCGGCATCGTTGTTTAACGCCACAGCCCTTGATCCAGGAACCTTTGGTAACAACATCTCATTGACAACCACTGCTGGTACCACATCTTTGGATGTGGCTACAAATACCTTCCCAACATTTAACTTGTCAGTGTCCTTGAATGGCGCAGAAGTTGAATCATGGAATGAACTCAGTCCATCACCAAGCAGTAGTCGTTACGCACCAACCGTTGTTAACACATACTCTTCATATGTAAACATCACTAACTTTGCGGCACAAACATCAGCATCTGCTGGGTTTAGTTATAGCAACGCAAGCGTTTCTGGATTTATTACAAAGTCACTTACTGGTGGTACTGAGGGTACTGCCGCCGCTGGAGAAACCGCACCTGCGGACTGGGACATCCCGTTCTCTGTTGCACTTAATAAGTTGGTTGATCTTCCTGAGCCTCTCATTATTAATGCGGTCGGGCAGTTCCGTTCTGAAATTGTTAAGTCAGCACTTTCAGTTGCCCAGACCCGTGGTGATTCATTTGTAATTATTGATCCAGACCCCGCATTAACAACTCAGGTTGCTATCTCAGGAGTGGCTAACACTTATAACACTAATCAGGGTTATGGCGCAATGTACTACCCAATGTTGACAATGACTGACCCCACTAAGACTGGTGTCGGAGCAATTCGTAACACATTCCCAGGTGGTGCAGTCGCTGGTATGTTTGCCCGCACTGAAGTAGAGCGCACGGTTGCTAAGGCCCCCGCAGGTTATGGTCTTGAGGTTCGCAACGCTCTTGGTCTTGCTACTCCATTCTCGGAGTCAACAGTTGGTTTGCTGTATGAATCAGGTGTTAACACCTTTAAGGCAGTGCCTGGTGCTGGAATCATCATCCAAGGTGCCCGTACCTTGAACTTGACTAAGCCTGATAAGTACATCCCCGTGCGCCGTACCTTGAACTATGTCAAGAATGGCTCAAAGGAACTTACTCAATTCGCAATCTTTGAACCCAACGATTCGCGCCTGTGGGCAGGCATCACTGGAAAACTCAATAAGTTCTTGAGTGACCTTTGGGGATCAGGTGGGCTTAAGGGTCGTACCCCAAGTGAGGCGTTCTATGTTGTGTGTGACTCCACAAATAACACATCAACATCTATTGATAATGGACAAGTTAATATACAAATCGGTGTGTCATTGTTGTACCCAGCAGAATTTATTGTTATTAATGTAAGTCAATGGCTTGGTGGAAATACCACCATTGAAACTATCTAAGGAGAAACATGGCAGTTTTAACTCGTACCGATCCATTGCGTGACTTTAAGTTCACGGTAAAAATTATCCCAACAGGGGAACTGGAATCCGCTACCACAGGTATCGGTAATCTTGGTTTTGCTGTTGTTACTGGTCTGAGCGTTACCAACGAAATGATCCCTTATCGTGAAGGTGGTATGAACACCCATCCGCACAAGATGATTGGTCAGTCAGACTTTAACCCCATTACCTTTAGTCGTGGTGTGTTTGAAAAGCAGGACCAATTGTGGCGCTGGCAACAATTCATGCACTCATGGACCCAGGGTTCTCTTGCTGACAATACTGGTAGCACTGGCAGTCGTAATGACTACCGTTGTAACATTATTGTAACGGTTTATGACCACCCGTATTCGGCGGCTATTGCAGAGGGCGGTAACGCTGGTTACGCAATTGACCCAGGTTCGGCTGGGCGCAATGTTGTTCCTGGTAATAAGAAACTTGAATTCACAATCTATAACGCATGGCCCGCTGGCTTTGCATTGGGTGACCTCAACGCTGGTAACAGTTCAATCATGATCCAACAGATGACGGTTAACCATGAAGGTTTTGAAATTGACTGGGACCCAACCTGACACACAACACCTATTAGGGTGCTACATTAGAAGTAAGTAATAAGGAGCATTACATGACAACAAATGTCCAAAGTTTTGATGCTATCTCTACGGAGAGCGCACCAACCATGCCTAAGTCACCCAATACTGGTGTTGAACTTATCCGTGGAATTGAATTAGGAAGTGATTGGATTACAAACGCAATCGTTCGGGAAATGACTGGTGAGGATGAAGAATTCCTTTCCAGTATGGAAGCCCGAACGACTTCTAACTATGGCGAGTATGTACTTGCATTGTTGAAGCGCGTTGTTGTTTCAATTGGTGATATCTCAGTTAAGCAAACCCCAGCAGTTCTCAATGAGTTAATTATTGGGGATCGGGACTTGTTGTTCTTAGCGGTTATCCGTGCCACATACGGTGAAACGCGAGAATTCAAAGTCTCGTGTCCACATTGCAACCAGTCAAACGATCTACTTATTGACCTGCATTCTGACTTCCCAATTGAGGGAGATCAGGAATCAGCCCGCAAGCCCATCAAGGTTGTCCTCAGGGATGGCTCAACACTCGTGTTGAATCACCCTAACTCTGATGACAGTGCGCGGATTGGTCGCTCAGGTAAAAATACAGCCCAACAGAACACCATGATGATCGCCCGTTGCGCTCAGATTGATGTGCCCAATAAAGAACAATGGGCACGGAATCTCAGTATCGCGGATCGTTCTACCATTATCAGTGCAGTATTCAGCGCCAAAGTTGGCCCGACTCCTCGGGAGGTGAATGCCCCGTGCGGACACTGTAGTGAGGAGATTACATTGATGTTTGACTGGGTCTCACTTTTATTCGGTTAATATTGATAATATATATTGGGAATACAACTCCATAGCCACTGTTTATAAAGGTTTTTCTTTAAATGAGATAAAGAACATGCCCGTCAGAGAACGGCTGTTCTGGGGAAAGTTAGCACGGTGGCAAAGTAACGGAGGGTAATGATGACAGAACCAAACATTTCAGGAAATAGCAGTGGTTCTGCGTCTATGCCTGTTATTTCGGGTGACCAAAAGGGTCTTGCAAAACTAACAAAGCAAGCAAATGCTTTAAAAAGTGCCCTTGATGGTGTTGCTAAATCATTAGACCTAATTACCGTTAAGGGTAACAAGGCTGTCGCGGCTCTAAAGGGTATTAATGGTAGTAGCAGTGGTGTTACTACTGGTGCTACCCCAGGATCACAGGGTCACCCCACTCTAGTTAATAGTTCTCCTGTACCTACTACTAGTAGCAACACGCGGTACGCACTCAGTCCAGACGCGAGTGGTAGCGGTAGTAGCCGTGGTATGTCTGCATTGCAGGTATTCCAACAAAATGCTTCTCCATTTGCTATGGGAGTAGTCGGGGCGGCTACCGCAGTTGGTAGTGTGGTTGGTGCTGGTGTTTCGGCTATGGACGCGCGTATTGCGCGAGGATACGAATACTCATCATCCGCTGACAAGATGTCAGTCCTGTACCAGCAGATTACTGGTCTCAGTAATGCTGGTGTCCGTAGTGCTTATCGCCAGCCTTTAACTAATTACCGCCTTGGTCAAAATGGCATCAACGCCCTAATGGGAATGCAGGCATCTACTGGTATTAGCGCCCTTGGTAACGCTTCTACTGTTGAGGGTCTGAACGCTCTATCGGGATACAGCCTTGGTGCTGAGGGTGTTACCAGCATGCTCACTAGTTTGGGTAGCGCCCAAACCACTAACCGTATGTTCATGATGACTGGTCAAAGTCTATATATGCCTGGGGGTGGTCAGCGTAGTGGTACGGAAGTTATTCAAAACTTGGCGCGAGCATCGGGTTTAATGAACCTCAGAAATCCTGGTGGGGCATTACAACAAGGAAGTAACACTCGTGCCCGCTTGGCAGACATGGGTGTGGATACTGCTACACAGGACCTAGTTATCCAGTACGCCATGGCAAACCAAAAATATGGTGCCAAGGGCGGCAAGGGAATGTACGACCCTTCCAGTAAATCCCAAAGACAATTTGTAGGTATTGAAGATAACTTTGCTACTCAAATTGAAGAAACTATGAAGGTTAAGACTAACCGTGAAGAAGACTTCTACGGTCGTCAACAGGATAATTTTGCCAAACTTGAAAAAGCAACCCAAAGCCTTGAAGAAATGTTTGGAAGACTTGAAGACAGACTCCAAGGAATTATTGGTAAGGGTATTGAAACCAAACCTGGTCGTAAGATCGCTGGTGGTGCACTTAAGGCAGTAGGGCCAGCCGCTATGTTGGCTGGTGCCGCAATGTCTTCTACTGGTGCTGGCGCCGCGTTTGGTGTACCACTAATGGCTCTTGGAGCGTTGGCAACTGCTTTTGGTTCATCCATAGATGGGGGTGACCCAGGTCCTGGGCGTAATCTACCCTCAATCGGTAAAACTGGTGACCCAAACACAGCAGGTGGTTCAGGGAAAATGCACCCTACGATGCAACAGCGCGTGGATCAACTTGTTGCCGCTTCAGGTGGCAAGGTGGGTATTGGTCAAGGTTACCGAAGTAAGGCTGAGCAAGAAACTATGTTCCGCTCGCGCTACCGTAAGACTTCTAGCCCTACCGATGCTAACGGTAAGAAGAATTGGGAATGGGATGGTTCTTACTGGGAGCATGTAAGTGGCGCTCAAGCCGCACCCCCTGGACGATCAATGCACGAAATTGGTCTTGCGGCTGACTTAACTGGTGATATGGCTTGGGTACAAGCAAACGCTGGTCGTTTTGGTTTGAAACATTTTGCGGGCATGGGAGAACCTTGGCATGTCCAGCCAGCAGAACTCCCTAATGGTCGTACTGAGTATGAAAAGCAGGGACGCCCTTGGGGTGGAGAACCAATGTCATCAGGAAGTGGGCCATCAGGGAAAACGGAACACACTCGTGATTCATATACTGGTGGTAATACAACTACTGCGGGTATAACCACAGCATCCTTTGCAGGAATGAGTATGGCTGATGCTATCGCTTCCTTCCGAGCAAGTGGGTTCCTTGGTTCTACTGGATTAAGTGGTGGCTCAGGCAGTCCGAGACGACGAGGTGGTGGTGCTGGGTCTACACCTAACTCCACTCCGACAAAAACAGGTGGTCAGTTATCTGGTGAAGATGTAGCGCGTTTTGCATATAACGCTGGATTCCGTGGTGAGAATTTAGTTAAGGCAGTCGCTATTGCTTACCGTGAAAGTAGGTGGAATGCAGGGTCATATAACCCTGATGCTTCTACTAAGGACCTTTCATATGGTCTTATGCAGATCAACATGCTGGGTGCCCTAGGTCCGGCGCGTCTTAAGCAATTTGGTCTTTCTAAAAATGAAGACCTTTATGATCCTGCGATAAATATGAAAGCCGCCTTTCAGATGTCTGGTGGTAATAATTTCTATGCATGGGGTCCTTATAAGGGTAAGGACCCGTTATATAGCACTAACCCTGAAGCCGCCCGACAAGCGGTAACAAATGCGGGTTTTAGTACAGAGGGTGACCCTGACATCCGTTCCTCAGCGCGAGGTAGTGGTATGAGTGTTTCTACTTTAACAACTGGGGCAACTTTTAACATCTCACCAGTAATTAATGTTAATGGTGGTGGTAACCCGCAGGCTGACGCACAAGTAATTGCCCGTGAGGTAGTAACAATTATTGAGCGCGAAATGCGATTAAAGAATATGAGGAATGCATAATGGCAATTAACTCTTATACATCAAACCAGTGGTATAACTACCCAACTGGCGTGACTGGTCCAGGTAACCACAAGTCTTTAGCGCGCACTAATAAAGACAATCCTGAGTTTATGTTCCCAGGAAACCCTCGTAAAAATCTTGGTATTGGAGGACAAGATACTAAAATTCAACGAGGTTTTATGCGTTGCCTATTGACTGAGATTGACGGGGCACCAAAAGATTTACCTAACCGAAGGTTCTTCTTTCAATTTAACCCTGAGCGCATTATGCGTAGTGTTTCACTTTCTAGTGGTATGACAAATGTATTATTTCAAGACCCAGGTCAGTTTTCTGTTGCAACTCCAGGTAACGCCACTTTCTCATTTGACATCATGCTTAACCGAGAGATGGAAGTTAACAACCATACTAACTTCTCAGGTAAAAGAACAACTGATGTTCCCCCGCCCCTTAACCTTAATGACCTTAACAATATTGTAGGTAACGGAATTGGAACACCAACTGGGCAGGATGTCGGTCAGATTGGTGTACTCGCAGACCTGATGATTATGGACAGTATTATTGGTCAAGGTATTTCTGACGATATTATTTCTGCTTTATCTAAATTGACTAGCCGCAGTAGCACATGGGATTCATCAGACTCATCGTCAGGGGCATCTGCTGGTACTGACCCTAACTTTATTTCAGAGACAGATGCAAGTAACGCTTTTAAAGCAATTCGTGGTAACAGCGCATTTCTAGTAAGCACACCAGTCCGCATTGTGTTCTCGTCAATGTTTATGGTTGATGGTTTTATCCAAGCATCATCTGTCAACTTTACAAAGTTCAATAACAGCATGGTGCCAACTATGTGCGTCATTAATGTTCAAGTTGAGGCAAAGTACATTGGATTTGCTAAAAAAGATACATATTTGACTCAATCATTAAATGAATTAAGACCCGCACCTACATCTGCTGACGCTGGGGCGGGTGCACCTAAAAATATAGTTGGCGACCCAGAGGAATACGCTTTATTATTAAAAGCAATATCAGATTCAAGTAATTATCAAATACATGTTGCTGGTATAAATGACAACTCTGCTGGATGGACTCCCGGTAATGTGGATGGACCTGTTCCTGGTAATTACAGAATAATGGACTTACTCAGTTTTGATAATCTTTTACTAAGAATGGGTTTTGTAGATTCTGATGAAGATACAACTAAAAAAGGTCTTGGAAAGTTATTCTATGATTCAAATTATAAATTAACTGTTAAACATACACCAAGAGTTCGTGTATGGAGATCATTTAGTGGTAATGAACAAGATGAAGAAAAAATTAATGGAAGAACGGCAACCTTTGGTGATAAAGGTCCAGGCACATTAGAAAAAAGTTTCCAGAATTGGCTGATTCGTGCTGTGGTACGGAATGTTCTACTTCTAGATGTAGAGGGAACTCCAGTAGTAATTAATGATTTGGCGGGATGGAAAAAGTACCGATCATACGGTGGTGGCAATTCAGATTTTGGTGATGTAAAAACTGTGGATAAAAACTATGACAATAAAGAAAATCGTGTATTTTCTAAAGCATCAGATAATGGTGTATCTAAATCTGTGGCTAAGTCACTGTTTTTTCAGGGTGTAAACGCGGATAACGCCGACGATATCGTATTACTTGTAGAGTATAGTTTAGATATAGAAGCAACAATACAAAGATCAGACGGTAAAAACTCAACTGTATTTTTACCTTTTACTAAAAAAGTATTTCAAAAACGAAAATCTATGATTTATGCAGATATGAAAATGCAAATATATGGTAGCCAAACCACCACTACTGGTGGAGGGGGCGGGGGTAGTTTTTAACTATGGCATTCGTACAGTCAATTTCTCGTTACTTCACACAACCATCTCCCGATGGCAGTGGTTCATATGTGTCTACTCGTAAATATGGTGATGGATCAAAATATTATAGTTACACATCAGTAGAGGGTGATACTTTTGACCGCCTTGCATATCGTACTTTATTTGATCCAGAACGCTATTGGGAAATTGCAGACCTGAATCCACATGTTCCTTTTCCCGATGAAATACCCGTAGGCACCTTGGTTCGGATTCCAATTAAATGATCTTTACATCGCATAGCCGCATATCACCAAATATTAACTTTGTGATAGACAACGCCCCTATGCGATATATGTCTATTGTTCAAATGGAGTTGGGACTTGCTGAAAACCAGCATGACATCCTGCGTGTCCGAGTGGCTGGTGTACCACCGCGATTACTTACAGAATACTTATCCAAACCCGTCCTTTGTTACTGGGGATTTGGCGTAGATAAACATGAGTTCTGTGGGTACATCGCATCAGTTGAACCTTCATTTAGAAACTCTGACGGTGTAATTAATGGGAGTACCTTCCAACTAGTTGAACTTGTGTGTATGGGTGCCTCATATAACATGCGCGCTAAGAAAACACGGCTGTGGGAAAACGCATCTATTCAAAGTGTTGCGATAACCCTGGCAGACGAATATAAGTTCAGCGTATCTACAGTCTCTGAGTCATTTGCATACCCGCGCATTGTTCAGTCAGAAGAATCTGACTGGGAGTTTTTAAACAAGGTCGCAGATATGTATGGTCTGTCTGTGTCAATGCATGGCACACACATACATGTATGGAACCCAATGAATTCATTGGGGCGCCAAATCTCATACCATCAACTCAAAAATGTTAAAGCGCGTAATGGTGACCCTAAAACTTACCCCGCAATGATTCTGTCAATGCAGGGAGTATTTGGTGACTCTATTGATCCACTAAGCAGTCATACGCTGTTGGCAACCGTGTTAGATAACCAGGGTAAAACTTATACATCAAATAACTTTAATGAAACTACTGGATTTGGTAAACCTATTGATATAAACATTACTGACAGTATTAGTATTAACGCCACCTCTACTACTATGGCAGATACTATTGTTACGGCTAATAGCCGTGGCATTAACACCCTTACCGCAAAGTTATCCTTAACTGGTACTGCGGGAGTGCTACCGGGTGGGATTGTCAGTATTTCTAATTTTGAATCTAACTTTGAGGGATTTTGGTATGTCAAAGAGGTTACCCATACAGTTACTCGTGATGAGTTCTTTACACAAATGACTGTGTCGCGCAAAGATACAAACGATATCAATGCGTACATGACTATGCAGTCAACTATGCCTGAGGTACCAGAGTCGTCGTTTGTGAATGGTATTTGGCGTTCATCTAGACAAATGGAGGATATCTATGTTTAAAGTAATCCTTAAAGGAATTTTAATAACTCTTATTGGAGCATTTATTATGAGCAGTTATGTTTCATGGTGCGCCTACGGTTTGTACAAAAGTGTTCATGGTGATACCAAATGAAAGCAATATACTTACCATTTCAATTTAAGAATGGTGGTATCGCCACGGTTGGTGACTTTGATGCCATTATTAAACAACAAATCTTAGATGTCTTGACAGTATCTAGGCAGGAGCGTGTTATGCGCCCTGATTATGGTGTTGGCGCATATGGCATGCTGTATGAATTAATTGATCCGCTTGTTTGGGAAGACTTTAAAGAAGTCGCTATGCGGGAAATCTCTGACAATGTTCGTGGTGTGGCTATCCGAGATATTGTTATATCGGATAAGGACCAAAGCCAAATGTCAAATACACAGACATCCATATCTATATCTGTATTTTATGAAATATTACCATCACAAAAATCCAGTGTTACACTGAGTGTGAGCGACTTCTTAAGTGAGGATAACTATGCCTAATTTTGACTACACATCACGAGACTATAACGCTATTCGCTCGTCCCTTCAGGCACGAGCATCTAGTTCTACACCGGAATGGTCAGGGAGTGATCCCTCAGACTTTATGTCATCTTTGATTGACTTATGGGCATACAACGCAGATATTCTTCATTATTATATTGACCGTGCTTCTACTGAAGCATTCTTATCAACTGCCACCCAGCGTGAAAGTGTTCTGGCAATGGCTAATCTTTATGGCTACACGCCTAACTACATGCGTTCCTCTACTGCTACTTTAACACTCACTAACAGCGGTGCCTCCGTATCTATTGCGGCAAACACTCCATTTGTATCAACTGATGGTTTGTACTTTTTTAATGAAACAGCAACGACTATTCCTGCACTATCAACGGGAACCGTAGTGGTTCGTCAGGGAGTTAAATACTCAAATGAACCTGCTATTTCAGATGCTAATGCAACATTAACTAAGAGCAATGGTAATGCTAGTCAAAGATTTAATATCTATCGCCAAAGTGTAGATGCTGAGTCGGTCGTTGTGAATGTCGCTGAGGGTTCTTTTGGTGAAATTAAAACTTGGACACGAGTTAATGGCCTTACCTCATATGGCCCCGATGACTCGGTATTTGCAGTAGCGGTTACCTCATCGGGGGTAACTCAGGTTGTATTTGGTAATGGCATCAACGGACGCATTCCGCCAATCAACTCACCAATCACAGTTACCTATATTCAATCCGCTGGTGCTGTCGGTAATGTTGCGGCTGGAACAATCACTACTATTGGTAACAGTCTGTACCCAACCATTACCTCAGTAACAAATGCTGTAGCGGCTGGTGGGGGCTTAGATTTTGAAAGTATTGACGCAATTAAACAAGCCATCCCTAGTACCGTTCGGACACGCAATGGTGCAGTGACACTCTCTGACTTTGCTGATATTGCTTTAACAATTCAGGGTGTTTCTAAGGCTGTTATCTCGTACCTCGGATCAGCCTCTACTGGTGCTTCCATCACAGCAACAGTGCTTGATAATCAAACAGCGTACCTTACGGATGGTTCCGCCTCTGTGAGTGTCCCACAAACACTTCGTGACCGCGTTTCACGCGAGTTGTTGGAAAACGCAATGCTTGGAGTAACTCTTATTAATGTGCCATCTTCAGTTAGTTTTACTAAAATTTATGTATATTTAGATTTGTTTGTTACCTCTAACTACATTCAATCAGTTGTTAAAGCCGAAGTACAGAGCGCATTAGAATCGCTATTTGCTTTTGGGAGTGTATCTTTTGGAGACACGGTAACTGTGGGTGAGATTTACCGAACAGCCATGGCTATTGCTGGTGTTGATTATGTGATTGTTAAAGGGTTTACTACCAGTACGGTAGGCACTCCTTCAACTACGATTGATAATAACGGAAAAATTACCGTAGCCTCTAATCAACTTCCAAAGTTGGGTATTGTTACTATTACACCTACTGGAGGAGTGGCGGCAGTCTAATGGCCCGTATATCTTTTACACTAAAAAGTAATGTTGGTAGTGCGGCAAGCACTACTGGTTCATTCCTTCAAGCCGCCTCAGTCAACTATGGGGCAGATAACCCATCAGCATTAAAGGCTGATGGTTATGTAACTACGCCAACAAGTGTCCCCGGCTCTTTGTCATTCCTATCAGCGTCACCAACTGATTACGATAAGGTTTACTTATCTTGGGGTATTACGACGGCGTTGGCTACAGAAGTAGTTTCAACACCTGCTATTACAACTTTAGAATTGCGCTACTCCTTAATTGGTCCACCGCAAACTCTTGCTGAGGGCATAGAGTTTGCACAACCTATTACAGCAGATAACAGTTCCTCTTCATTTACACATGTTGATTTGCCTAGCGGAAAATGGATTTATTACACGCTGTTTGCTAAGTACGAATCAACTGATACCAGATCATGGTATGAACGAGTTGTCTCAACTGAGGTACTTGTACCTCAGGATTATGGTTACTCTAATAATCTATTCCGACGCATACCTTTACATTACCGAATCCAAGATGAGCAAATTGGCTTAACTAATTTACTAATTCCCAAAAATGATCCTAATTATGACAAGATAGCAAGTCTACCTGAGTCTCTTAAAATAGCAGGACCACTACAACGGATGCTTGATGTATTTGGTTGGGAAATCAATGTCATCAAAACAATCATTGATTATGTGATGAAACAAAAAGACCCATTTGTTGCTAACAGTGAGATGATTGAAAAACTGGCTGTAGAGGTTGGACTTCCTTTGTCTGTCGTTGACTTAGGCACTGCAAAACTGCGTGAGTTAATCGCTAACTTTACATATCTAACGCAAAACGAAGGATTGCTGACTGGTGTAGAGGAGTACATTACGGCTATTACTGGGTGCCATACCGAGATTAATAATGCCCAGCCTGACCTATTAACTAGTACTCATCATGCTATGACCTCGGCGTCAGTTACCACATCTGCATCAGTTGCACCAGCAACCAACCAATGGCTTTTGGAAAGTTCAGCGCACACAATGACAGCCGCTAGTGCCTACACATATTCCGATATGTTCACAACACCAAAGGCTTTGGCGATTACTCACTCAAGTGGAGCCAGTGTTCAAATGGCTTGCTTGAAAGCAAAAGTACAAAATGTAAGCCAAGCAAGTCGTTTATACATGGACTTTGGCGCTACATACAACGGTTCAGGAGCAAGTGTTATTGGGTGTTGGCTGGGTGCATCAGTACTACCAGCGGCGTCAGTTTCTTACGCACCAGTTACTGGCGCTTCCACATCTCTTATTAACTTTATTACAACTACTACTAATAGTAGTACTAGCGTCTTTGAATGGCCCGTAGACTTTGGTGTATGTGGTGATGGGTCGTTAAGCACAACAGATATGTACTTGCATATTTGGATTGCCTCCCAATCCTCTAACACAGGGTCTTTATATCTTATTCCTAATAGAGTAACAACTTTAAATAGGTATCCGTATTACATAGATGTTTATTCGCGCAGGCTAAACCTCGTGCGCGATCCACAATTTACGATTACTCCAAGTACGGCACTACAGGCAACCAGCGCTTCTGCTTATTGGCGAGTCGCAACTACCTCGGGGTCAGTGTCATCCGTTATTGCGAACAAGGTGTTTACTGCAACACCGAGTACCTCAGCCTCAGTAACGCTATCTACAGATGTAAATAATGGTGGCACTATGCAATACACACCAATTAGCACTGACACTGATTACTTTTTGTCCATTGATGACTACAATGACAATATTGTTCAGGTAAGTGTAAAGAACTTAGATGGCTCAATTACCATAGCCTCAGCCACGACACCATACATACAAGACACTATTTCAGGTATAGCAAAACGCAAGTACTGGAAATTGGAGTTTGTTGACAATTACCCGTGGTACCCGCGTAACTCATACTTATACCATCTAGAGATTACTGCCACGGCTACTGCGACAAGTCCATTAAAGGTAAGTCGCCCATTGTTTGAACCATCAGCACCTAATGCATACTTTGATGGTAACAGTGATAATGGTGGTTGGCTTGGTGGCTCAGAAACGCCTGGTGCGGCTGATTACCGCTGGGGACAGAGTACGGCTCACACAAAGTTCTCGTACTACACCGCTGACTACCGACGAGTAGTTGAGGCAACTAAGAGAATGATTGAATACATGGTTCCTGTAACTGAAACAACCTATGCTCTTGCTAACCTGAGATTCAACCGAATCCCGGGTTACACAGGAGCAACAGTATTGTGACATTACTAATAGGCGGCTTAGCCGTTTATAAAATTATTCATATCATTACAAGTGCCTTGCCAAAGAAATTGAATGGCTGGGTCATTGTTTTGTCTGGGGCAATTCTGGGGATCATTATTTCTGTCTTCATATCTTCAGAGAATGTTGTGTTTAGTGGGTTGGCTATGGCTACAATTGCCAGTGCCACTCACTCGGTGTTGCGATTGATCACTCTCGTAGGTGACTCATCAATACGCCAGTCCTTCCAATAGGAGAACAACATGCCCACCAAGAAAGTTATTGGTGTTATCGGAAAAGGTAACGCCAGCCTCAACATCATTGAAGACTCATTGTCCGAACTGGTCAATGACAGTATCTTTGTCTTGCCGTGGTACGGCGGTAAGCCTGACGAAAGTCTTGACCGCGTCTACACCGCAATCATTGACTTCGGTCATGAGTACATCATGGTCGGTAACCGTATTCCGCGCTCAGTCTTAAAAGATGCCAAGGATTGGGAAGATACTGAGGATGCAAACTCCGCAGTACTCAATTATGTACAACGATTAGCGGGTGAGAAGTCATTGCTCGTTTTGTGGGATGACGCTCCTGAAACTGAAGACACATTGCTGAAGGCTCATGCCAGCGGTATCCGTTTGCTTGACCTCACAAATGCACTTGCGCCAATTGATGTCGTTGATGTGCGGGAAGTTGAAGAAATCACTGAAGTGCCCGCAGTTAAAACGGACCGAGAAGAAGCACTTGAGAAAGTCCTTAATGGAATTAAGGAGAAACAAATTGCTGAGGAATCTAAACCCGAGGCATTTACTGAAGAAGAATTGCGTATGCAACCAATTGCATCACTGCGCCGTCAGGCTAAATTGCTTGGTATTGAAATTGAGAAAACTACGACCAAGGAACAACTCATTGGCATCCTGCTGAATGGCCTTGATGACATTGGGTTGGTTGAACCTGAGATCGTTAATGAAGCGACCGCTACCTCGGTAACTCTCCACCGCGCCGATGGCTCATCAGTTACCTACATGTTTGCCAGTGACAAGATTGAGCATGTGGAAAGTTTGCTGAGCGCAATACAACTCTTGGCAATGTAGTCACATTCATTTCAAAATGTAGCCACAATAAGAAACACCCCCTTTTGGGGGGTGTTTTTGTTATTCACTTCTTTTTAGCAGGAGACTTTTTGGCTGGTGCTTTCTTTGCTTTTGCTGGACCTTTTCCATATCCAGGGTCCTTCTTATCTTTGAGACCACATCCACATGCTGTACACATATTACTTTCCTCCCTTCTTAGACGCTTTCATATTGTCAATAAGGTTAGGGTAAGGACGACCTGCGGCTTTAGCAGAGGCTTTTGCCTTAGCCTTTTGTTCAGGGGTTAGTTTTTTATCTGACTTAGTTGGGTCTTTAGTTTCCCAAACTTTCTTTTTCTTCTCAGCCATGATTACTTCTTTCCTCGGTTACGGGCGCGATTCTTAGATGGGTCTTCCTTAACTAATTTGCCATCTTTGGTATGGGACAGATCATCTCCACCCTTACCCATGATTCCACGCTTACGACGCTCTTCTGAGAGTTCGCGGCGCTTCTCTTTCTGTTCGGGCTTAGCGTTAAATTTCTTATCTGTTTCAGCCTTCTTCTCCCGAGCCTCAGGATGATCTCGGTAATACTTTGCTGTTCTCTTTGGGTTTTCTGTTTTACGGGGAGCCATTACCATTTCACCTTGTCGGCCCAATAAGCCGCGCTCATCTTACCCCTAGCAATATTCTTACCGTGGCGAGCCTTAAACGATGCGCGCTTATCCTTCATGCGCTCAGACTCTCCTTCTTTGGGTTTTCCTGCTGTCTCAGCGCCCTGTTCACCAAACCTAATCAACTTGACGGTCTCTCCTTGTTTTGCAAGGACCGCATGTGATTTGGTGGGATGATCAGGTGTCGCCTTCGGCTTGTTATAACCCGAGAAGGTTTCTCCACTGCGTGTGTATTTATTCTTTTCAACCATGATGGTTACCTCACTTAACCGATGCTCGTAGTTGCCATGACCATTTCATTTGACTGTCAACCCTCTCGGATAAGAAGTTTGCAATACCCTGCTGGTCGGCTTTGTTTGCTTCTTTGAATGAGGCATTTAACTGAGCGATCAGTGCCTCGTTAGCCTTCAACAATGCCGTTGACATTGCCTTAGGATTCGGACTTACTTCTTTGAATTCAAGTGTCCGAAGATCAATAAACTTCTGAAGATTGAACGGCGCATAATCATCCAGTTTGCGGATGTTCTCAGCGACTGGGTCAATCATCGTGTAGGCATCTTCATAGATGTCTGAGAAGAGAGCGTGGTACTGACTAAAGTCAGCACCCTCAACATTCCAGTGGAATCCGTGCGCCATGAAGTAAAAGGTGACGATGTCGGATAGCAGAGTTTTGAGGGATTTGGTAAGGGCTGGGGCTGTCGCCATGTGTGGACTCCTTGTATGGAATGGGGCGCTTATAGCATAACTCTACACTATAGCGCCCCATCCATAACCACCACGCCGGTGATAGGGCAGACCGGCGATCCCGAGGAGAACCACCAACTCGGTGTCTAAATCATACAGAAAGAAATCAGTGTACGCAACACTTGTTTGGCGTTTCTTGTGTATGCTTTCCGACACCACAAGGAGCCACCATGTCTAGAAAATTCAACGGACCATTTGCGGCGGTCCCAATATGGGCGATTGACTTGATCACTAAAAAGGGCACCCCAACACACTCGCACATCCTCATGTGCATCATAAGGTTGACCCCATTTGAGGGTGCACCGATCATGACTACTGACGACATTTCCAACCTCTCAGGGGTGTCACCGTCTACAGTTAAGCGTTCAATTAAATGGTTAGAATTGCACAAAGTTGTGACATCAACTGTGCTTTCAGCCAACCGCGGGAAGAGCATTGTCGTCAATTACCGCAGACCCAAAGGGGGGTTCACCAGTGACCTAGCACTGCGTAAAGGTGGGGTCACCAGTGACCTACCTACCCCCAAAGGGGGGGTCACCCATGACCTACCAGGGGGGTCACCCATGACACCCCCCCGAGGCTCTGAGCAGGGGGAACGCGTCTCTATAGATAGTACTCTAGAAATAGTACATAGGAAAATGTCTAACGACATTTTCCTATGTGGGCTTCGCCCGAAAAAACAACAAGGAGAATCCATGCCTACCTTTGGCGCTGACCCTGATGACGACCGACCGTGGGATGAAAACATCCTGCTTAAGAAGAATGCAAATGAAGTAACAGAAGTTTTAAACCATTTCAACCTAACCGCTAGAAAGGTTGGGGGAACCCCGACGACAGTCGCTGACACACCAGCGTTTCGCTCACAGGTCAAGCGTCTGATTAAGGCTGGGGTCAAGCCCCAAGAGTTGCAGAAGATGACCGATGAGTTCTTCACCCTGTCTCGGAATGTGGAGTCCCCCACCCCATGGAGAACTTTCTGTTCCCGCGAGGTCCAAGAATCCATGATGTCCAAAATGGCTGGGGTCTCACAGAAATCCCCAATGCTCGGTTGGGTCTCCGACGACTTTGAACATGGGGCTGACCTCCCGTGGGATGAAGCCATGAACGAAAAAATGAAGAGAGTCATTTGGAGGCGCGGGATGGATGTTGCCTACAGGTACCCCGAATTGCTGGTGGGTATCGCTGAAGTAACCTTTGAGGACATCTCAGTTTTTGATACTATGATCCAGTCGGCATCGTTCCTGATCACAAATTGCACGACAATGCTTGACAACGATCTCGCTCCTGTGCGTAGTATCTTGACAGACGCAGGAATTGCCATCCCTGAAGATATTCTTGCCCGTAAGAACTTGCGTGAGTTAGCACCATCTCTCAAGCAAGCCGTAGTTAATTACCAACTCACAAGGAGAACCACAACATGATCTCAGCACCGCCGACCGACTGGAAATCTGCACGATGGTGGCAGAACCGACCGCTAGAGGAACGCCTTGAGTGGGCAAATTTCCCACCACGATGGAAGGGTGCTGAATACGATTCGTCGCTGGTATCAGACAAGACTTACCACGCCATTGCCAAGTTCATCAATGGTGAGTCCACTGGCTTGTTTCTGCATGGGCCAAGCGGTTCAGGAAAGACACCCATTGCTGTCGCCATCCTGAAAGACATCCTCAGAACTAAGCCCATGTCAGGTCGGTTTATCACTGCCGAGCGTTATGTGGACATGCTCAAAGACCAGTTTGATCATGACAACGAACTTCCCGAGATGTACTCCATGCCACACATCGTCAAGTACCTCAAGGGTGTTTTTGACATCGTTGTGCTTGATGCAGTTGGAGAAGAACGATCAACTGAATTCTCACAACATGAGGTCGGCAGTTTGTTACGCCGACGCAATGAAGACCTTCGTAAAACAATTATCACAACAAACCTGTCACCAACTGAATTCATTCGGCGGTACGGAGAGCGTGTTGCGACAGTTCTTGAGGACATGACGATCAGCACGGTGTCCTGATGCAGGGCAATGATCTAGCCCCATACGCACCGATACAGCAAGCAGTTTTGTTTGAGGGAGTCTTAGCAAGTTATCCAAAAGGTACAAAGTCAGTCCGCAATTGGTTTGCATCAAAAGCCAAAGACATGCCGACTTTGGTTAACACCATGAAACCAAATGAACTACCGCTGAAGTCACTCAATGACTCAATCAACCGACGCGGTATCGGTACATTGGTTTACACATTCATGCCAGTTGAGGCAGTGCCCGAAATTGAACACTGGTTAATACGCAAGGGAGTTTCTACTTCGGTAGAGGCTTACCCTGATGTTGAAACATTGGCAGAAGACCTACGCTTCAACAGAAGTATTCATGTTATTTATGTTGCCACCCAAGAACAGCAAGCAATCATTGGGATACGCGCTACAGTGCTTGGTTCCGAAAGAGCGTGGTAATCATGTCGTCACCCGAACATCTTCTAGTTTCAAAGATCATCCAAACTGCTGACATTGCGACGCCGTTAAAATCCGGGGTTAAGGAAGAACATTTCTCAGACACATGGCAAGGTGTGTGGCACTGGCTTACAGGTTTTTACCGCGAGCACAATGCCGTACCGACAGCGCGTGTATTCAAGTCACAGTACGCCGACATCCAGTTGTACGATGCCGAGGCTGAAACATTCTCACGACTCATTGAGGAAATCTTTCAGGCACATACCCAGCACCGTTTGATTGAGGTCATTTCAACAACAATGCCGTTGTTGAATGTTGGTCGTACCAAAGATGCCCTAGACACACTGACGGTCGGTATCCAAACAGCCGCAGTTGAAGTGTCCCGTATGCGGGACATTGACATCATTCAAAACTGGGAAACGCGCGTTATGCGCTACGAAGAAATGCGTAGCACACCAAACTCCCTACGCGGTATCCCGACAGGATTCTTTGGCTTAGACAGGATTACCTCAGGTCTCAGACCGCAACAGTTTGTTGTGTTCGTAGGTGAGCCTAAGCGTGGTAAGTCTTTGTTTGCTCTTATCATTGCAAACTCCTGCCACATCCACGGAAAGATTCCTATGTTCGTTTCTTTTGAAATGAGCATTGAGGAACAAGAAGCGCGTTACGACGCCATCATCTCTAAGACCCCGTTCAACAAGATTCTGCGTGGTGAACTAGACAACAAAGAAATGGAACGCATTCGTCGCGCCCTCATGCAACGCAAGAACATGCAACCGTTTATTTTCAGCGAGGACACCTCATCACTTACGACCATCTCAGCCCTGACAGGCAAGGTCAAGGAGTACGCACCCGATCTGCTAATCGTTGACGGCGTGTACCTCATGGATGACGAGGAAGGTGAAGCCAAGGGAAGCCCTCAGGCACTTACCAACATCACCCGTGGTCTAAAGCGCATGTCTCAAAAACTTGACATTCCTGTTGTAGCAACGACGCAGGCTCTTGGTTGGAAACTTGGCAACAAGAAGACGCGAGCAATTACTACCGACGCAATTGGTTACTCATCCTCGTTCGTGCAAGACGCAGACCTAGTGCTCGGCGTTGAGCGCAACCCCGACTTAGACGACCAAGCAATCATCCGAGTAGTCGCGGCTCGTTCAGCACCGACAGGTGAAGTACACATTAAGTGGGACTGGGAAAACATGGACTTCTCGGAGGTGACTGCGGATGGCTACGGTGTCGGAGACGCATTTGACTGATCTTGGGAATGTTCTCAAGACACTCGGCGTAGATATTCGCCGTGCCGAAGGTAGGGAAATCTCAGGGCGTTGCCCAGTCCATAAGCGCGTGACGGGTCGTGAAGACGGTTCCCCATCGTGGAGCATGAGCGCCGAGACTGGTTTGTGGATTTGTTTCTCGTGCGGTGCCCGTGGGACATTGAGCATGCTGGTCTCAGAATTAACTGGCGAACCAGACGCAATTATGGCTGTCCATCACTTTTTGATTGATCGCAACTTAGAAAGACTTACTTCTGAGGTAGAAGTAGTTAAAAAGAAACCCGAAGTTGATTGGATTTCATTTTCAAAGTTTGGTTCCGCACCGGATTCAGAACTTAGGAAACGAGCGATTGACCCTGATCAAGCCCGAATGTATGGTATCCGTTGGGATACAGAACGAGCCGCTTGGGTTATTCCCATCGTCAATCAGTTCGGTGATCTCCAAGGATGGCAGACCAAGGCTCGTGATTGGGTACGCAACTTCCCAGTAGGTGTAAAGAAGTCTGAGAGCCTCTTTGGGATTGAACGCTTCAAGGGGGGCACAGCAATCTTGGTGGAATCCCCACTAGATGTTGTGCGCTTTGCCAGTGTCTTTGACAAGCCACAGGCATTAGCCACTTTCGGAGCGGCTGTTAGCACCAAACAAATCGCACTACTAGCCTCAGTTGCTGACAAAGTCATCATTGCAATGGATAATGACGACGCTGGAAAACAATCTTCTAAAAAGTTCTTTAAATCACTGCCTTACTTCCGCAAAGGTGTATGGTGGTGGGATTATTCAGGTACTACTGCCAAAGACATTGGCGACATGACCAACGACGAAATAGAACTTGGACTACTAAATTCTTCACAGATGCCGAATTGGTAATCTGTGCTGTTATATTGACAAACCAACCAAGGAGGACCAAATGCCCAAAATTATTAGACAAGAACCAGCACCGTCTGAGGACAACTACATCCACAGGCTTACCGAGGAATACCTCAAGGCAAAGACCTTCAGTGATTTAGCCACTGCCCGTACCGAAGAATTCAAAAAAGAGTTGTCAGCGTTAGTTGATGCCGAAGGTTATGCCGACCACAAGGGAAGCAAGTGGATTGAGACCAAGGGCGGTATCCAGTTAAAGCGTGAGCGCCGTGTCTCAGTTTCGCTCAATCATGAGTCTGCTCGTGCATGGGCTGAGAAGAATGACCTATGGGATCAGATATCTGTTACCGTACAGATGCTTGACGAAGACGCCCTCGCCACAGTGGCTTGGGAACACCCACAACTGCAATCAGAAATCCAGGAACTGTACTCCGAAAAGGAATCGTGGGCTTTTAAGGTTATTGAACCTAAAAAGTAATACATGATAACCTTAAACCAAAGGGAGGCAGTCATGTCTAAGTCAATAACCGATCAAGTACCTCCCGGGAGATGGGAATGTCCGAAATGTGGCTCTCTACTGGAGACAATGATCCCAACGAACGGACCCCCTCTGTGTTCCCGACACACTGGTGGCGCCGTTCCGTTCGTAGCGACAACGAAGAAACCTGCGAAGGAGACTCCGAGTTCATCCTGACCATGGATGCTGTCGTCAGCCTATTACGCGTCATCTCTGTATGCCCAACCGAAGACTTAGCAAATGCACTATGCGACCCTGATACTGGTGTCTCACTAGATGAGCAGGAACGATTAGTCATATGGTGCGATAACTTGGCAGATAATATTTCTAATTACGAGGACTAAAATGGGGATTGACCCAATTGATTTGATGGGTGACCTGCCTAATTGGCCTGGTTCTCGTCCACCTAAAAATAGAGGAAAAAGTAAACCAATGGTCGTTGATACGGTCAATGGTGCAAAATCTAAGTATTACCGAATTAACGGTGAAGATATAGAAATGTTTACAATTGGCGAAGCCGCGAGAGCATTAAACCGAACGGCAAGTACACTACGAATGTGGGAGCATCAAGGGTGGATACCAAAAACGAACTACAGGACATCAGCGCCGAGGAAGCCTCAATTACCAAACAAAGTTCCGAAGGGTCGTCGCCTGTACACCCGCAAACAGGTAGAATTCCTGAAAGACTGTATAAAGCGCTTCAACTTGGACGACAAAAACTCCAAGCAATGGAACGACTTTAGACATTACGCAATCACACACTGGCCCAAGTGACTTGGGAAATTATTAAGAAAAACGCGCCGAACAGCAAATCGCAAGATATGCTCGGTCACCAAGAACTTATCGGTCGCCAAAAGCGCCTGACAAGTAACCAATAAACACAAACACAAACACACGAGAAAGAAAAATCATGCCTAAGTACGATGATGACGACTTTGAGAAAGATGAAGTCGCTTACGAAGCCCCACGAAAGTCACGAGCCATTGAGGACGATGACGACGACGATGACACCCCCGTGCGTAAATCAGCCAAGGTTGAAGACGCACCCCGCAAGTTAATCCGCGGTGGTTGGGAAGGCGTTAGCCAGTTGAAGTCCGCAGTCAGTGACTCTTCATATGCACAGCGCCTCAAGGTTACTGAGGAACCTGTAATTATCAAGTTCCTTGAATCTGCCCCCTATGCGGCTTATCGCCAGCATTGGATGGAGCGCACTGGTCAAAAGTCATTCACATGCATCGCAAATATTGATGAGCGTGGATGCCCACTATGCGAATCAGGTAACAAGCCCAGCAACAAGTTTGCTTTCAATGTGGCTCTCCTAATTCCAAACGAAGAACCTGTGCTCCGTTCATACGAAGTTGGCACCCGAGTTATTGACCAGTTGAAGAACTTCAATGACGATCCACGCCAAGGACCACTCCCCAAGCACTATTGGGCTGTTTCACGCTCAGGCAAGGGTGCGACCACCGCTACCAACCATCAGTTGGTAAAGGCTCGTGACCTTGAAGAGGAATGGGGAGTCCAAGACTTGAGCGATGCCGAACTGACTAAGTTCCTTCGCCTTGCCTATACGGATGAGATTGTCCCGATCCCTAACCGCAAGGACTTGCTCGCTGTCTCAGCGGAATATTCATGAACATCAGTGTTCGTAGCGAGGGGAGGGGCGTAACAACCCCTCCCCTTGTTGTTTCTACGATTGAAGAAATACACGAGATAGTTAAAATCGTGCAAAGCGTGGGCGCATTCGCATTTGATGTGGAGACACGCGGTGTAGTTGAGCGTCATGCCGACGCCATGAATGCGTTCAACACTGAACTCAAACAGCACCTAGCCGACATGGTGTCTACATCCCAATCAGTTAGGGATGCCACACGCGAACGACTTATGGATAAGTGGAGAGGCATTATTGCCCTTGACCCCTTGCGTAACGAAGTCTTTTGGATTGGTATTGCCACCGATGGCTACTCATGGGCTATCCCAATGGGTCATCTATGTGGCGAAGTCATCACACCCGAAGAGGTTGGTGACGGTTCAACCGTCCCCCCAACGGGTTACCGCAAGTTAAAGAAAGATGGCACTGAGTCAGAAGCAAAGACTCGGTATCGCATTCCCGCCGTATTCAGCGAACCACCACAACAATTATCTCGCTCTGATGTATTTCAAGCATTAGAACCATTGTTTTCTGACCCAAATATCATAAAGGTGGGTCACAATGTCAAGTTTGACGCCAGATCAATTCGCAAATACCTAAATGTTGAGTTGCCTATGTCAGGATTTATGGACACGATGCTCATGCAACACATCGTGAATGAAAATCTCAGTGGCTACAGCCTGACAAATTTAATCTCCTATAACTATGGTGGGCATGACGCCTACTACAAAGAGGGCAAACTCGGCAAGATCATCAATACTGTGGCGTTCTCGTCGGCTACCAAATATGTACACCTAGATGTCCGCTGGACATGGATGCTGTACAAACGACTGTGGAATCAGATCAAGAATAAAGCAGGTCTAAGAAATGCTCTTGATCAGGACATGATCGTACTCCGTGTCATTATGGACATGGAAGACATTGGTATTCCTGTTAAGAAAAGCGCCATGGTTGTCCTTGGTCGTGAACTGGATGGGCGTATGCGTGATCTGTTAAATGAGATGTCACAGTTCACCCCCTTAGGGTTCAACCCCGATAGTAATAAGAGCAAGCAAGAGTTCTTATTTAAAAGTAAGGCAGAGGGCGGTCTTGGTTTAAAGTCCCACAAGAAAACCGCCAAGGGAGCCTCGTCTGTTGACGAAGAAGCACTGCGGTTTGTTGAAAAAGCACATCCCTTGATTCCTATGCTTCTTGAATGGCAGGAAATCAAGAAGATGAAATCAACCTATGTTGAGAGTCTTCTTCTAAAGTTGGTCAACAACAGCCTGCACCCGTCATACCACTTGCACCGAACCGCTACTGGACGCCTCTCGTCAAGTAACCCCAATCTACAAAACATCCCAAGAGACTCAAGTATCCGCAGTTTGTTTGTTGCACCAGCCGGTCATACATTGCTCGTGGCTGACTATGATCAGATTGAACTAAGGGTTATGTGTATGTTTTCTAAGGATAAGAATATGAGTAAGTTCTTCCTTGAAGAGCAGGACATTCACGCTGGCGCCGCCGCTCTTGTCCTAAACAAACCAGTAGCAGATGTAACCTCCGAAGAACGACAATTGGGCAAGGGAGTTAACTTCTTGACGGCATATGGCGGTGGTGCACAGAAACTTGCTAGTACTACGGGTATTACTGAAAATAGAGCACGAGAAGTAATTAATAACTATTACAAACAATTTAGCGGAATATCTTTGTGGAAGAAAACTGAAATAGTAAAAGCACAAATGTGCGGGCATGTCAACACACTGTCAGGTCGTCGTCGTCGGCTACCTGAACTTCACAGCCGTGATGACGGTGCACGAGCACGGGCAGAGCGCCAAGCCATCAATGCCATTGTTCAGGGTTCCGCGGCTGACATCTGTAAGATTGCTATGATTGATGTCCACGAAGCATTGAAGCCTTTCAATGCCAAGATATTAGTACAGGTACACGACGAATTAGTGGTAGCAGTTCCAAATGAAAATGTAGAAGAAGCACAAAAAGTAATGGTTCAAGCCATGGGTCACGACCGAATTATCAATGGCATCCCATTGAAGGTATCCTGTCATTCAGCAAATACATGGTCGGAGGCTAAGGGAAAATGAACGAAGAGTATGAACCATTAAACCATAGGACATTTCTTCTCACCATGTCCCCACAGGATGGTCAAGAGATTGCCGAGATGGCTGGTTTCTCGCTTCCCTCAGAAGAAGTCATGGAACAGGAAACTACAGATGTTATGGGTAAGTGGTTTACCCTAAAGGCTCTCGGGCTACTTGACGACATCCACAAATGCTCAGAATGGGTGTCCCATATCATCCAGTTGCAGAATGATCTTGACGAAAAAGAGGTTGATGTTTCTGTCGCCCTCTTTACTTCATTTGGTGTCTCACTTATAACCATGCTGTTAGATAACCAAGACATTAAAATCTGCGGTGAAATTCCATTGGTTATCCCACCCGATGCACTCAGCCAGGTGATCTCAGTGATTAGTATGTTCACAATTGACCCTCCTGACTTTGACGACGAAGATGATGGATGGGACGCATATTTCAACGGAGAACAGGAGGATGAAGACGATGAGTGACTGGTGGTCAAGAAAAATAGGTAATCAACCCTCACCCCCTCCTCGGACGCCTCCATCAACTATGCCGTCTAGTCCGAGTAACATTAGGTTCCCTCAGGTACAACAGCCTGCACCTCAGGCTCAGGCTCAAGTCCAAGCATCTATTGACGCAAACGGGGAAATAAACATGGGTGAAGCGATTCGTTCATGGAAGGGCGGGGAAGCATCTCGCCGTGAAACACATGATTGTCCCGACTGTGGTAGTAACCTAGTATTCAGCCGATCAAAAGCAATGATTAATGGACATGCCCCAGCACCACGCTGTTACTGCTGTGGTTGGAATGGTAAATACACACAAGCAGACCAATCTTCTTGGTCTATCTAGCAATCACCAAACGGAGAACTAATGGACACCTTTGAGTCAATCAAAGACATCATCAATAAGAAACATGGTGCCAACACCATCATCAAGGGTTCAGAGATGCGTAAAGAACTTCCCCGTATCACTACGGGAGTCTTGGCATTTGACCTGATGCTCGGCGGTGGTTGGCCTGTCAACCAGTGGTCTGAGATCATTGGAGACGAATCATCAGGTAAGACTGCCCTTGTTCTAAAGACAATCGCGGCTAACCAAGCCTTAGACCCCGACTGGGTCGTCCTATGGATCGCTGCTGAGGAGTTTGTTCCTGAGTATGCCCAAGCCATTGGTATTGACTTAGAGCGCATTTGGATTGTTGAAACCAACATCATGGAACAGGCGTACGACCTGATCACCAAGGCTCTAGATAACCGAGCCGTGGATTGCATCGTGGTTGACTCATTCCCAGCACTCATTCCTAACGATGAGAATGAAAAGATGATGGAAGAGTTCACCGTAGGTCTCGGTGCCCGACTCACCAGCAAGTTTATGAAGAAGAGCGCCAAGGCTCAGAAGCGTTCAATGGTTAATGCCGACCGTGGTTGCACAGGTTTAATGATTAACCAGTGGCGCGAAAAGATTGGTGTTATGTATGGTGACCCACGAACTACCCCTGGGGGTAAGGCTAAGAACTATCATTACTTCACTCGCGTAGAAGTTAAACGCGATGAGTGGATCAAGGAAAAAGACGAAGCCTTCGGTCAGGTCATCAAAGCGCGTACTTTAAAGAATAAGACTTACCGCCCACAACAGACAGCACAGGTTGATTTTTACTTTGCGGATGGTAGCGCCAGTGGTTTTAAACTCGGTGAGTTTGACACCATTAAAGATATCGTTAATATTGCTATTGCTATTAACGCCATCACACGCGCTGGTGCGTTCTACTCATTCAACGGTCAGAAATGGCAGGGTAAGGACGCTGTCCTTGCATCAGTCCGTGAAGACCTCGGTCTTAGGGATGCCCTCACTGAAGTCGCACGAAACCATTTCGCTGTCAAATGATCATTGGCTCAGACGGTAGCGAAAAGCGATACATTCAGAAGAAATCGCGCAAGCAAGAAGACCGAACAGCGTCTGCCTATAAGGGGAGCCGTAACGCTGGGTCAGGATCGGGTTGGTTGCGTAAGAATGATGTCAGATCAGAACATTTTCTTATTGAGAATAAGTTTACAGATAACCTTAAGTCTTACTCAATCAAGTTTACGGACCTCCGTGATCTAGAAACTGTGGCTATCAAAGAAGACCGAACACCAGTATTACAATTTGACTTAGGTGGCAAGAGGTATGTCATCCTGCGCGAAGACGACTTTTTGGAGATGATCAGTGAGTAGCAGTAAATGGTTATTAGACCAGTTCAAAGAAAATGCCAAATCAACTGGACGGATCGTACCAATTGTCCGAGTCCAGGCGTCATTAGAGAATGCCAATGGTCAGGCTAAGCGCGATACCTTAGGCTTACACCCCAGCGAAATCTGCAAGAAGGATTGGTGTCCGCGCTCGTCATGGTATGCAATTAAGGGTTTCCCTAAACCAGCCGAGACACTCACCTTTGGTCGCCTTAACATCTTTGCTGAAGGTAACGCCATCCACCATAAGTGGCAACAGTGGTTACGAAACGCTGGAGTTCTACGGGGACTATTCAAGTGCAATGCCTGTGGGACTGTCTCAGAAGAAGACTTTTCATTATGTAGTTGTGGTTCCAACAGTATCCGTTACGCAGAAGTCCCGATCCGTAATGAGGAATACAACATCACGGGTCATGCAGACGGAATCGTTGAAGACGCAAACGGTCAACTTTTGATTGAGATTAAGAGTGTCGGCACTGGGACTATTAGATTTGAGGCTCCTGAGTTATTCGTACCTTACTCTAAGGGTGAAATAACCATAGATGAATTATGGAATCGCATTCGTAAGCCATTCCCATCCCATCTCCGCCAAGCAAACATGTACATGTTCTGTATGGGTATTCACGAACTGGCATTTATATACGAGTGGAAGCCAACGCAGGATGTAAAAGAATTCAATGTCAGGTTCCAACCTGAGATTATTGAGAGTATCCTTGAAGGATGCAAAGATGTGGTCTCTCATCTTGAAGGCAAGAGACCACCAATGCGCCCAGTTTGGGCGTCAGGAATAGACAACGCAACATGCAAGAAATGCCCATACAAAAACAAATGCTGGGGAGAAGATGATGACACGAATAATCAGATCAGTACCGTCCAACGATCCGTTGGAGAGGTTCACGGACAAGTTCAGTCTCCCAGCGAGACCAGCGGAATCCCCACCCGAGATACCGAGGGACCTAGACGGGTTGTCAGACGCCGATCTGATGAATCTCTATAGAGAGTTCATGGGTTGGGTCTCATACTCACAGGCTGAGTTAGTCAAGGCTGAGATTGACGAAGACAAGCAGTCACACAAGTGCCGACTGTCTGAGTCCATGGTTCTTATTAGCCAGTGGAACTCAGCCGACAAGGCTGACCGAGTAACCTTGGCTAAAGCACGACGCGATGTAGACCCAGCAGTGGTTGCCCAGCAGGAGGCATACCAAGTTGCTCGCGCATATCGTAAACTGGTACAGACTATGTTTGATACCTGCGAACGCGGGGCGCAACTACTATCCCGTGAACTATCACGGCGTATCGGTCTTGGTAGTAAGGACAACAGAATGGCAAGGTACACAGCGTGAGTGACCTCACTTCTTTTACAAGAGATTTCACTCCCCTAACAGATAAATACGACCTAGGGTATATTGATGGCTTCTATAGCGACTTGTTTACCCCTTTAAAAAACGAACCAATTAACCTGTTAGAAATTGGAATCTACTTTGGACACAGCATCATGTTGTGGCATGCCTATTTTCCAAAAGCCAGTATTTATTGCGCCGACATTAACGACTGCACCAGTATTCATCATCTTGATAGGGTTATTCAATACACAGAGAACGCCTACGCTCCTGACTTTCTAAATAAACTCAACGAAAAGTCATTTGATATCATCATAGATGACGGACCTCATACCCTAGAAAGCATGGAGTACTTCTTAACTTACTACCCACGGCTATTAAATGAGGGTGGTGTACTCATTCTTGAGGATATCATTGACCCCATGTGGACTACAGAACTTCTCAAGTTTGTCCCACAGGGGTATACACCAACCGTTCACCATATGGGTGGGCGCCAAAAGACTCAAAACCTCTATGACCAGTGGTCTAATGGTCTTGATGTCATCATAGTAAAGAAGGACTGACATGGAATACGAACTCTCTACGGACATTTACGAATGGCTCAAGAATAAACAAACGATCAGCACAGCATCAGGGGTTTCCTATGATGTTGTTAAGTTTGCTGAGGCGGTCCATCTCATTGAGACCCTTATGGCTGACCGTGACAAACTGGCTCAGATTATTGCATCAATGTACAAATGGAATAACAAGAGTACTGATGACATCCTCAAGGCTTTCAAAAAGGGTTGATGGTGGCAAACCCATCTAAACAAAAAGGCACATCGTTTGAGACGATGATTAAGAACTACCTCAATGAGCATGGTTTCCCCGACGCAGAGCGCACACCACTCAAGGGTGGTGCTGATACTGGTGATATCAACGGTATTAAAAACCGAGTAACTGGTAGAAATGCTATTGTTCAATGTAAGAACCAACGGCAGTTCCAACTCAGCCAGTGGCTTGATGCCACAGTAGAACAAGCCAAGCAAAAGGGTGACGCAATTCCTGCTCTAGTAGTTAAACGACCAAATAAGGGAGTTAATTCACTAGGTGATACTTATGCTGTCTTACGCCTTGATGACCTTATAGAACTGCTTAAAGAGGCTAATTACTTCTAAGATAAGGGGGTTAAACAAACCCTTTTATATTGGAGTACAAATGTCTCAAGAATTAAATGCGCCGCTAGAGGACATTATTAAAGTGTCAGGTAGCAGTAATCCCCAAAGTGTCGGTTCAATCGTTGCTCGCGCAGTTATCGCTAAACAGCAACCTAAGATTCGCGCTATCGGAGCATCAGCCGTTAACCAAGCCGTCAAGGCTTGCGCTATTGCCCGTGGTTTCGTTGCACCACGCGGTGTTGATCTTACCTTTGTTATAGGTTTTGACGACATTGAAGGCGAAAATGGTACTACAATAAGTGCTATGTCCTTCAAACCTGTAGAGAGGTAATTATGGCTGAAGATACCGTAAGGTCTCATATTAATGATATTGTTGGCGATCAAGCACCACGACAAACTGGTTCTGCCCAGTTTGAACGCCTCCGCGGTCAAATCAATAGGAATTCACATTTCTTTTTGGGACGAGGCACCGTACCCGACAGTTCTACCACCGTGCAATTAGGTTCGGATGAAGAAGTTCGTGCCCGACTTGCTGAAGGTCGTAGTGGTATTCCTGTAGAGACTAAGCAAGCATTAACAGATGTAACAACAGGAGCAATACCCGTACAAGGTGACGAACGGGCTGTAATGTTTCCAAAAGCATTGCGTAAAACTCCAACCCCAAATTCTGAACCAAGATCAGCCGAAACTAACGAGACGAGTCGTGTTGGTCCTGGTGTTCCTCGTATCATTACCAGCCCACGCGTTGACCCAGTTCAGGCTCGTTCGGAAGATGCGGCTCTTTTTGAAGGAATTCTCCGCAACCGAGCGGCACTAATAGACATGATGACAGATACTGGCGCTCCTATTTACCGTGCACCTCAGCGTTCTGAAGGTATGGATGCTGGCATGGTACAACGAGATAGAGAAGAACAGAATAGACGGAGAGAACTTACGCGAGATGTCCGAGATGCTGATGGCAATGTAATTGACATGAAGGCTAGGGCTAAGACTAAGCCTCAAGCCAACGATAAACCTAAAGGACCAAACAAGGGTGGTCGTCCTAAGAAAGACACCACGCCAGCACCTAAGAAGGCAGTTGGTCGCCCTAAGAAAGAGACTGCCCCTAAGAAGGCAGTTGGTCGCCCAAAGAAAAATAAGTAAATAAAAGGCTAACAATATGGCACCGCTAGACCCACCCTCATGGGATGACATGCTGGACAATTTGGGATACTCAATTGATGATGAAGATGACGATCTTTACTATGTAAGAAAAGCATCTAAAGATAAGAGCAAAGTTAAACCCAAAGTTAAAGATTATGAATGGGACGATTACGACTGATGGCAAAGAAAACATACCGACCCGACCCTCGCAATGAGTTCATCAAGCGAGGAATTAAAAAGCCACGCCCCGTAGAACCTTTTGGTGGAGGTCAAGGTGGCATGTTTACTGGTACATCTCCGGGATTTGGTGGCTAGTGGCTACCTCATTTGCCAACTGGCAATCTCCATCCTCTAGTCCTGAATCAGGAATGGTCGGAGGTACGGGTCCAACACCCGTATTCCGTAGTGCCAAAGATCAACGCATCTCGGCGTATGGTGTTGGTCCTGACACCCAATACCCCGATGGGTATCTTGGCACCATGTCCAGTAACCGCCGACAGGACAAACTGACTAATGCTGTTCGCGCCAACCAACGGGCGTATTCCCGCGGAGTCCATAAGGGTGAGCGTATTAATGCTGGGGACTATATTTGGCCTCAAGAGTTCAACCTTTTAACTGGAATTATGCTGGAATCTAAGGGTAAGAAGTTCGCACCCCCAGGAGCAGAACCAGTCCGATTAACCAATGACGGTAAGGCAGGACCACGCGGTATTCCTCGTGGTTTAGAGCGACCCGACAAGCAAATTATAGATATGCAACGAAGAAGCATGCTAAAATCACTTGCACCAATGTGGAAGTAAACACATACTAAGGAGTAATTATCATGGCAAAAGTAATGCGTGGCGTCCACCGCCGTAATCGTGAAGCCTCAGAAGCATGGGGCACCTCTGTAAATGCACCTGCCTACGGTGGCAGTCAAGCCTACTTTGGCGATGACTATGAACAAGGTGACAGTATGTACGATGAGGCTTGGGGTCCCGTTGAATCACAGGCTGAAGCCATTGCTATGCAGGGCTACATGGACACACCAACGCCCACTGGTCCGTCATACCCAACGACCAGCAAAAAAGACTGTGAATGCGGTACGCCCAACTGCGATTGTAAGAAGTAGTAACTCATGCAGGTCATTAAGGACATCACAGAACTAAAACCACTCGCTGGTGGAAGCATGGGTAGCGGTGGTGGCTCCAAGAAGCCACCGACCACTCCTAACGACCGCGATAACTCAATGGGTGACTGGCGTGAACCACAGCGATGGGACAGCAGTAGTATGCACCAGCGTTTTGAACAAAATCAAAACCAAGCAAAAATGTGGCAACAAGGTGCGCGTTCCGAGCGTTATTTAAGTCCTCGTCAAGACCATTTTTATAAAGGTCATACCGAATCTAAGACAAAGAGTTATTACGAAGAGTTAGGTGGCTACTGATGGACGGACAGTCATTAAACCCAAATCGCAAAACAGACCGTTATGCACATAACTTGCGTATCAATAAGCAAGATGAGTATTACGGCAGTGGTGACTGGGACGACGACATGGACCCCGATACACGCCGTAGCGCCATGAACAGAATGTCAAACCAAGCAAAAATGTGGAAAGAAGGTTATTAAATTATGGACGGACAAGCAAGAAGCCCAAAGCGTAAGACAGATCGTAAAGCACACGCAGAACGCATCGCTAGTGAAGACCCCTTTGCTGGTTATGTAAAACAACTATTCCGGAATGGGTTTGATAATGTTCGCTGGGATAGCGATAAGAAGAACCAAAACAAGTAACCCTTATGGGAAAACCTTGGCAATCGCACGAAGAGTTTCTCGTTGATCAGGCTCTAGAAGCCGCGATTAGCGACCCCGAAACTATTCGTAACATTCGCCCTGCACATCCCCAAATCCTATTCCCTGAGACACGAGGCATGATCAAGATGATCGCTGGTATCAACGACATCCTCTCTATTGACCGATACGCCGCGAGTAACCGCTCGTGGCTCTCAGGCATGCCCGTACGACGCACAGAACTCGCCTCAGGCGAATGGACAGGAACTGGTCGCTATTCAATGGAGTCATTAGGATGAGCGATTACTTTAATCAAAGTAATAATTACAGTGCCACTAACAATAATAGTCATCGCAAAAACTATCAAGGTTCAATGCCTACCACTAATTATCTGTTACCTGCTACCTACAGGCAAACAAACCTAGAGTTCCCCAAGGCTCCTAGTTTTGGTCAGTTCACCCCAGTTAGTTCAGGAGTAACGCGTGACTGGTCAGGCTCAAAGATGAACTTGCCCGAGTTTAAGGTACTTAATCAATTAGGAAAAGGTCTTAATCGCTGGGCAAATGCCAGGTTGTTCTCACCGCAAAAAGACGACGACGACGATGGTTCTACTGCGGCATCACCCCCAAATGCTGGTCTCCCTAATAACCCAGCACCACAACCAAATCAACCAATTAATCCCAACCCACCAGTACAACCCCAACCCCAACCCCAACCCCAACCCCAACCTCAACCCCAACCCCAACCCCAACCATCTCCTGCACCATCTCCTGCGCCTGCGCCTGCACCAAAGCCATCCCCAACACCAAAGCCAACACCAACACCAAAGCCAACACCAAATCCTGCACCAAGCGCCCCTTCTGCTTGGGATGAATATTGGGACAAAATAGATAATCCCCCATCCCCATCCCCAACGCCTGCGCCATCCCCATCCCCAACGCCTGCACCAAGAACTAGGCGTGATGGTTCTTCAATTCCACCATTTCCTAAGTTTGATTCAGAGGCGCCCACTCCAGCAGGTCTACCACGACGACAAGCCGTAAAGCGCCCATTAGGTGGAACCTCACAAGAACAGCCTGCTGAGAGCAAACTTGGTCGGAGACTCACTAAACCATTAACACGCCCCACAACGCGCACCTTAGGTCGCGGTGACGGTCCTACGACCGCTCGCCGTAGCCGTGAATCAGTCGCCTCAGCCGTTGCCGAGGCAATGTCTCGCTCGCTAGGCCAGGGGGACACCACAGAAGACGAGTCATCGGGTAATGTAGGGGATATGAGTAAGCCTTTAACTAAGCCTCTAACCAAACCTTTAACCAAGACGATTCCCTCTGAGCGTCGTCAAACGCCATCCTCATCCGCGGGTGGTCGTAAACCTTCAACGAAAAGGAACCGCTATGGCAGTTAACTCCTCACGATCAATGAACGAAGACCTACAACATGGTCTCAATGATGGCGCATTCAAGAGCCTCTCACCCGACCGCGGTGGTGAGGTTGAAATGCAGAACATCCATGAACGCGCCATGATGCTTCAGGCGCAGTACGACATGAACGACATCAAGATGGCTGTCGTTCAAACTGCTCAATACAACTGATTTAACTATTTGTAACTAATAAGGAGAACAACATGCCCCGTCTTTTGACATGCCAAACCTGTGGAACCATGTACCGAATGAAGGACTACGACGGTCCTGCCGAGTACGACATGGAACTTATTGAGTTATGTCAGCGACACCTCGGTCAGGCGGTTAACCCCGACCCCGACGCTCATAAATCCATGATTCTCCGCTGTGATCAGGACACATGGGAAAAACTCGGTGATGAGACTCAGGTCAAAAAAGAGTTGATGAAGAACGAAATTGAGGTACGCGAGGTACGCGACGATCTCAAGGTAGAGGCTCTGAAGTGCTTCAGTCGCCATAACCGCCCAGCAGGCATGTGCATTGACTACGAAGACGAAAGCAAGACCATTGGTCGCAAGATCGGGATTCCAAAGGCTCAACGCCAATACCTCTGCCACTATTGCCCAGCACAAGAGTTTGTGACTCACAAGAACCGCACCGCTAAAGGGATGTATGGTTCGTGATCATATTTCACTTTGATGCACTAGCCACCAAAGCCCCAACCTTTGGTCAGCGTCAGCCAAGCATGGAAGGTCGGCGCCTATGGGACTCGTTCTTCCATAAATACATGGGTCGCGTCTATCTCGTTTGTGACGGTGACGATGACATTGAGATGGTTAAGACATGGCTTAAGCGAGAGGGTTACAAGGTCTCGGCTATCTATCAGACACCCGATCTCGTACGCGATGGGACAACACCTAGAGCCGAAGCCGTATGGGCGATTGCCTCAGCACTAGGTCGCCCACACTTCTATATAGACACCGACCCTGAGACCTGTGCCTATGCCGTTAAACAGGGCATCACAGCCCTTCTGATGGCTGTCCCCCAATTCATGCGCCCCGAGTTCCATACCCCCAACAGCATCCGAGCATGGGATACTGTGGTAGATGAACTTGACGCTCAGGCGCTCAAAAAGTCTGAAAGGACATGGGGTGACATATGAGGGTATTCTTTGGTGGAGCCGAAAAAGGCTCACACCGTCGCATCCTTGAGAAAGCCGATGTCATACGGTTTGGGGTTAATCTAACCCACTTCCCAATCCCTAAGACTAAAGAGTTAGTCCTATCTGAGGTGTTCACGGGTGAGACCCTGATCTACACCAGCGAGAACGACGAAGACATCAACCGCTTTGACGACTTCTTACGGCAACACGAACACAACATCACAACCGTTATCGGGCGCCCCGATTATGACGGGACATGGCTTGGGGATAAGTACATCCCGGTGTGGTCTGATGGCGAAGACCTAGAAAGATTGGCATTCTTATGTCAGCGTTATGGTCGCGTGGCTATTTCTGACAAGGCGATTAACGGTAAGAACATACCCCGAATCCGATCCTTATCTCAGCGTTGGGGTGCCGACCTCTACGGACTGACTAGTAAGCCCGACTCCATTGAGGCGCTCCCTTGGCATACCGTGGTCATCGGCTCATGGACTAGTGTCCTGCGCTATGGGGAGACCCAAGTATGGGATGGTCATGGTCTACGGCGGTATCCAGCCCAACAGAAAGAATCCGCTCGCAAGAAGCATCGCGCTGACATTATGCGTCTCGGATTAAACCCCGAACTCGTGATCGCAGACGATACTACTGAGGTAGCAATGCTCGCCATCAGGTCATGGCAGGCATGGGAATCTAAGGTCTATGACCTACCAAAACGACCCTCGGAGGCGACCCCTATGACCGATGAAAACGGCGATATAATTGCTATGACCCCCCTCACACAAGGTGGAGAAGTTGGGGTTCCTGGGGGTACAAGTATTGCTATAACCCCCCCTGAAAAGCGGCACGAGAATGATCGTGTATTGCTACCAGTTATGGGCATAGAAACAATCACCTCGCTAGGTACAAAAACCAGTTCTGAGCAGGGCGAAGAGTACGAAATTGACCCTGAGGAAACCACCGTAATTCGGTACGCAAACCACCTTTTACGAAACTGTGATAATTGCTATTTGGCATCAAAATGTCCCGCATATAAAGAACACACAGAATGTGGCTTCAAACTTCCCGTTGAAATCCGCACCAAAGACCAACTCCAAGCATCACTTAGAGCCTTATTAGAGATGCAAGTTAGTCGCGTCATGTTCGCTAGGTTCGCTGAAGAGATGGAAGGTCAGGGTCTGGATACAGGTCTCAGTAGCGAGATTGATCGGATGTTTAACCTTGTAAATAAGTTTAAAGATATCTCTGATACCCGAGATGTAATCCGTATGGAGGTTGAGGCGCGCGGTTCCGCGGGCGCTCTGTCCCGAATCTTTGGAGCCAAGGCTGGGGAAGTTGCCCGAGAACTAACGACCCCTATGCCGAACACCGTCTTTGACAGCATGGCAATGGACATCATCAATGTAGAAGATGTTTGACTCTGACCAGCAATGTTGGTAGGGTCGCATAAATGTTTGAAGAGTTTGAAGAAAAGTTTGATCACATGAGCGCATTCCAATTATGGTGGAGCGAAGTATCTCCAGCCATTGTGGAAGCGGTTGGCGAAGAACAAGGTGCATGGATTCGTGAAACCCTCGGGTGGAACTGGTTTACATCGCCCACCGCCAAGCGCGTTGTTCGTGACCAATGGGATGATCACCAACGACTATCGGGGGAATGAGTGGAACTAACTGATTGGATGAGCGATTCGCTATGCCGTGGGCTGGCGAACGATGCGTGGTTCCCACCACTAGAAGCATCCAATCCCAACGACTACTATGCCGTTGCGCGTGAGGTCTGTAATCGTTGCCCAGTATGGGCAAGTTGTTTAGACTATAGTAATAATAACGAGGAAAAATTCGGTATGTGGGGTGGACTAACTCCACAAGAAAGGAATGTCGGGCGCAAGACAACCTTGAGAGGACACGGGACTATTACCCGATATCGTCAAGGGTGTGCATGTATCAAGTGCACTGGCGCAAACAACACATACCAGCCAAACATTGATCTCTCGGTCTATCCAAGAATTGGTGAAGCAACCCAAATTGATGAACTCAAATATAAGGTGCTCCCCAACTTGAAATAGATCGTGGGAAGGCGCAAGGCAAACCTTGCGTCTCCGACGAAGACACATGACTACCCCTTCCGATGTGTCTTCTTATTAAGGAGGGTAAAACCTTGAAAGTAATCAATAAAGTAAGTATTGCAGTAACCACACTGTTGACAGTAACCACCGCCTGCTCAGTTTCCGAGCAGAGCACCGACACACTGGCGCCACTTGTGCCAGTAACGGTGGTGATAACGACACCACCAACCACTACAACACCCCCAACCACTACGGTTGCCCCAACCACCACTACAACATTACTTCCCCCTAATTGGACACCCCCAACACTCCCGTCTGATGTCCCGTGCCAAGAGTGGACTCAGGTCGCTCTTGACGCTGGCTGGCCTTGGGAACTTCTACCTGAACTTCTCCGTGAAGTGTGGTCAGAATCGCGTTGTCAGAATGTGATTGAAGGTCACCCACAATGGAATGGCTCCGACCGAGGTCCTCTCCAAATTAACCAAGTTTGGCTTGATGACATTGAAGCAAAATACGGCGACTGGAGAGTCGTAGATGACCCTCGCTATAACTTTGCTTGGGCATGGGAGATGTACCGATGGTACGACGATAAAAAGGGCTGTGGCTTTATTCCATGGTCACGCAAGTGTAAATAATCTATGATTGTCCCACCGTGGGACAGAGGAGTACAAAATGAAAATTGGAGTCGCTTCAGGAGATTGGGTTCACCCCGATCATGTATCCGACGGCATTGAAAAATGGGGTGGCTCAGGATGGGCGAGGGTGGCTCAATACATGCCTCACCTGACTGGGCACACCTTTCATGTCGGGACTCTAATTTTTGACCCCAAGCATGGGGCGTTTCAGTTACGCGACGCTAATGAAGTAATCCACGATGTGGATGTCGTGTGGATGCAACGCCTCATGCATGGTGGGGCTGATGAGCGTATCCGCTTATCGCAGAAGCAGGGTCAGATCATCATCAACGATGTGGATGACTGGTATTGGGGGCTGTCTAGCACCAATCAAGCCTTCCACTTCACCCACCCTAAAACCAACGCCGACATCAATATCAACCACTACAAGGCGACTCTATGCGCCTCAGACCTATTGACAGTCAGCACCCCGTACCTCTACGAGCGCGTCAAGCAGTTCGCTCAGAACACAAAAGTCGTGCTGGTGCCCAACTACATTGATGTGGCTCGCTTTCCCAAGTACCGACATGTCGTGTCATCTAAGCCGACATTTGGCTGGGCAGGTAGCACTGCTCACCGAAGCCGAGACTTAGAAACTCTTGCTGGGGTTATAACTCCATTTGTTACCTCAGAAAAGATAACACTTCACCACCATGGCGCACACCCAGCGCATCCCACCATGGCATCTGCGTTACGACTTAAAGACGATCAGGTTTCAACGACCCCATTGACCGACCACCTCAACTACCCAAATGGTTTGAGTTTTGATGTCGGCATCGTTCCCCTGAATGACATCCCATTCAACCGAGCCAAGTCAGACATCAAGGGTCTTGAGTACAGCGCCTGCGGTATCCCGTTCATTGCTCAGAACCTTGACTCATACACGCACCTGAAGTCCACACTAGGAATTGGTCGCACAGCAAAGCGCCCCTCAGATTGGATTCGGCACATCAATGCGTTACGCTCTTATGATGCCCGAGTAGAAGAAGGAGAAGCCTGTTACGAGGGCGTAAAGGCTCGTGACATCAAATACGGGGCGCAACTCCACCAACAGATATTTGACCAATACGGAAAGTAACAATGCAACCCATCAAACGACAAGTAGAACTACCGTCATTAACGCACAGCAACATGAATTGGCAAGATCATGCATCATGCCGAGGCAGTGCTACCACTGACTTCTTTCAAGATGAAGTCGGCTTTCAGGCTAATTACTCCGCACAGCGAATCATGTGCGCCTCATGCCCAGTTCGTCTTGAGTGTTTAGACTTCGCCCTTGACAACCACATCAAGTACGGATTGTGGGGAGGAATCGCACCGAGGAATCGCCGTGATGTCGGTATGGGTAGAGCGAGTAAAGATTTAACCGTTACTCAGATCGTAAAAGACCTTAGAAAGTTAAAGGTTGAGAACCCCATCGCTCAGGCTTCCGTGATCTTCAAGACCAGCGAGAAAACTATCCGCGAACGACTACGACAAAACAAATAGTTTTAAGCCGTAAACAAAAAAAGAACCCCCCTCTCGCAACCCATAAGGGTCACGGGAGGGGGGTTACTTTTATATAAGAAACTAGCCAAGGGACTCGCAAGCGGTGATCCTCGCCGCCAACTCGTCGTAATCCTCTGTGGATAAGTCGCCTCGCTTCAAGAGAACACGGGCGATATCTAACAATGTTCGTAGGTCTTCTTCAGCGGTGGCTAAACCTTGATGTAAGGCGTTGAGATAAGCGACTCGCATTGCTCCTTGATCGGTCATGTCGGCTCCTTACGACCACTTGTATGGGGTTGCTGGGTCAATGTCTGCCCAAAGCACTCCGTAGTGCTCAGGCAACTTACGGACAAGATTGGCTCGGTGTGAGATGGCGACCTCGGGGTCAACGAGCCAACCAAAGCGAGGCAGGTCAGCGAGGTCTTGAATGGTCGTAAACAACGACCGCACCTTGTCACGGCAGGTGTCCTTATAACCGCGCCCAGTCCACTCGTCGCACATGGCGAACACATAGTGGGCGAGCAACTCCTCGTGACCAACCCAAGCCTTGACGGCAGGGTGATTACGCCAGCCAGTGCTGACGCCAGTCAAGGTATTCAGAATCTGAAGACCCTCTACGCGCTGTTTACCGAGGCGCTGTCGGTCTAGAACCTTGGCATTAGCGGTGAAGTCATCACCGTAGGGTATGAATGTTTGCATTAGTCACCTTCCTCAAAGTGTTGTTGTTCGTGCTTCTCTAACTCTTCTTCGCTTGGCATTACCTCACCGCACCACATGCATGACTGTGTTGCTTCTAACTCTTCTAACTCTTTTAATTCCTTCAACTTTTTTCGTTGATCGGTGAGTTCCACTAACTTACGACGAGACTCCTCTTTCATAGCCTTGACTTTGAGACGCTCGTCTTCGGTGAGATGTGGCTCAATAGGGTATGGCTCGTTGGAAATGTTTCGTTGATCTTGTTTTATGTTTTCTGAGGATTTCTTATACTTAGGTCTAACCTTTGGACTCCACCGTTCGTAGTCACCGTTGTAATTATCTTCCGGCTTTGCGTACGGTGATTGTTTCGGGATTTGGGGTTCAGGATAGTTACTCTTATCCTTATAAAAAGTCATCTTCGTCATCCCACTCAAAGTCGTCAAGGCTGATACCTAACTCGTCATCTCCAAGCCATTGCTCATTCCCGTAGTACGACTGTGCATGCGCCCAGTCACGGAAGAATCGGGTGTCGCCCTCCTCGGCGTTGTACACCTCAATGATCTCGTAGCAAGCAACATCTACGGCGTCCTTGATCAGCGGGATGAAGTCCTCAGGATTGTCAGGGTCGGACACCTCAAGGACAACTAAGTCCTTGCTTGGTGTCACCCTGATCTTGAAGACTGGCTTGAAATTGTCCATTACTTCACCAGCACTTTCAAGTAAGACGAGTGCTTCAACTCGGTGACTGCGTCAATGACTTCGGCGTCAACGGCACCAAGTTCAATGGCGCTATCTACGGCGCTTGCCTTGACACTGACCTCGGTGATCTTCTTGAACAGCGACGGTGAGACCAAGTCCTTGAGGGCAATGGCGTCAAACGACCGACGATCCTGAGCGATGTGCTTCAGCGCATAACCATCCACGACGACTTCGTCGCCCTCGTCAATGGCTTGCTTGAGCGCCTTCTCAATTTCCTTCAAACGAATCTCAGCCACCTTGCACTCGTTGTGAAGTTTGATGTACTCCGTTACTAGGTTCTTCTCTGTCTTGTTCATGCTGTTACCTCTTCCTCGTATCCGTCAAACCAAACTCCAGCCTCTCTAGTGTTTGGGTCTTTGCAATGTGCTTGAGCCTGTTCAAGCGTGAGTCCACGCTTGATTGTTTTGTTCTTCTTATCAGATTTCCACATACGAACGATCTTGTATGTACTGCTCATTTGTCCACTCCTCAGTGATGTGTGATGTCTTGGTTGATGATGTAGTTTGACCGTACTTGGGGGGTGTATGGATGTTTGTACGGGGTCGCATAATGGAAGACTCCATTGACCTCGGCTCCAATGCCCTCAAGGTATTCCCTGATGACTCGGGCGACTTCGCCCCACACCGAATCAGGTGTGTTCGTGTGGTCAGGATGTTGGTTGGGGAAATATAACCCCTCAGGAACGGTAAGAGTAATCCCTAAGTTCCCCGTGTAAGCCTGTTGCTCGCTCATAACCCTTTCTCCAATTCTTCCAGTACCGCCCTCTCATGGCGATCTTGTTCAATGCGTGACTTGATGTACTCAAAGAGATTCTCGGTCAACTCGTTCAACTCTTCGTCGTTTTTTATTTCGTGATCATTGGCAATGTCATGGGCAATCTCATCGGCGTACACGATGTCGTAACCCTTGCAGAACAACTCTTCCATTTGGTCTGCGGTGTACTTAGGGAACTCACGGCACAATCGTTCAATCAATGCGTACTGCGGAATAAGTTCCTTGTGCTTGATGTAGTGAGCAATGTGTTCGCCCTTGATCGCTTGCCAGTACCTGAAAAACTGGCAGGTGTTCTCAAGGTCAAACAGGTCGGTATCGGGATACAGATACCAGTCGCTGGCTTTGGTTCCTTCGTTGTTCATACTGTCTCCTCAATGTTCTCGCCGTAATTGGCTTTGCCGTGTTTTGATTCGCTGTAACAATCGGTGTGGTAGTTGCCGTAATGGCACTTGCCATCTTCGTCTTCAAACTCCACGCGAGTTTCGCAGTCAATGTAAATTGGCTCTTCGCATTCGTCGCATTCAAAGCCAGCACATTCACCGCAAGCGAACCCATCTAAGTGTTCGTCTGTTTCTTCATCCCAACGGGTAGCAGGGATTCGGTTGATGAACTTTCCGACAGGAGAGCCATCCCTAAAGACAGCGCCAAATGCAGTGGGTTCTCCACAGTAAATACAGGGGTCAAAAGTGGGACTAACGGTCATTGCTTCTCCTCTTCGGTGTGTGGTTTTACTGGCTTGTACCCAATCCATATCCCATGGGGATGGACTACTGGGAGGGTCTCAATGCCCACCCATTCCTCGTACTTACTCATGCTGAGGCATCGTGGGCATACTTCGTTGTTATCTATAGCAGTTGTACATTCGTCGCAATTCGGGTCATGGCAGAGTTCACCTTCGCAGGTGCATGGGGCATGTAGTGCTACGCAGTACAGCGCCCCAGCGAGGTGTCGTAACTTGACAGCCTCGTCAAAAACAGCAATCGGGTCTATGCCCGTCTCAATGGTCATGTGGTTCTCCTTGTGGTTTGATGTGTCACTATCGTGTTGTGTAGATGGGGTGTCCCACCGTGGGACACCCCATCTAAGGCTTAGGAGTTAGTTAGAACTTCTTTCTTACGGATAACAACGCCAGCACGGTGGAGCGTGTCGTACACGACCTTCGGCGTGACTGCGAGGTCTTTGGCGATCTTGACGCCCGACTCACCTGACTGGTAGCGGACAACGATGGAGTTGTTGCGCTCCGTGTTGGCTCGCTTGCGTCGTTCCACACCAACGGTGCGGAGGCTCGTGTAGACGGTCTCAACGGTCACTCCGAGGGAGCGAGCGATACTCGGGCCTGACTCACCTGAGCGGTAGCGGTTGGCAATCTCGGCACGGCGCATGGTTGTCTGTGCGCTTGACTTACGACCACGCTTGACGGGGCGAACAAAGATGCCAGCCTCACGAGCATGCTTCAGTAAATACTGGACTTGGTTCTCGCTAATTCCGTATTCGGAAGCGACCACCGCCCGCACTTTTCCTGCATTGTGTTCCGCTACAACGGCATTTGCCAGCGCAACTCTCTTGAATAGATTCATGGGTTTTCCTTTTGGTTGGTTATTTGGTTTGGGATTAAATCCTCGCTGACTGGTGGGGGTACCAGCCAGCGAGGACATTGCTTACTCAGAACGGTTCGTCGTCTCCGACGACCACCTGAGGAGTTCTGCCAGCCTGCTCTTCAATCAAGAAGGTGCGGATGGACTTGTCATTGATGATGGCTTCCACCTTGGGGCGCTCACGCTCGTTGAAGAACGAGGCAAACACTGCCAACCCAATCTCAACGCCAAGAGCGTCAATGTCTTTCTTGGCATCCACCAGCAACTTGGTGCCGACTGGTGTTTGGATTGAGCCGAGGCGACGAGCCTCACGGAGCGATTCCGCAAGCAAGACCATGCTGGGCGAGCCGAGCAACTTGGTCTCAACATCACGGTCGTATCCCCATGGGATGCGCTTGGTGAAGCGGTTGGCGAATGCCTCGTTGAGAGGCGAGGTACCACGGTACCCAGCAGGGTTCATGGTGCCGACAATCCAGCAACCCGTGTTCATCTTGGTCTGAGCCATGAGGTACTCACCCTCGGACTCCACAGCCTTCTGACGGTTGACGAACGAGCGTCGGTCGTCAGCGACTGGGTGGAGCGTTGAGGTGACTCGCTCGGGCATCATGTTGATCTCGTCAAGGTACAAGATGCATGGCACCTTGCTGGCGAGTTCAATGATGCCGTTGAGGAACACGAGGCGCTCCACGCCATCGGCACCGATGTGTGCGACCGACTGACCGAACAAGTCGTAGTCGGTGACACCAGCGGAACCGCTGAGGGTGAACACTGGGAGGGGCTTGGGGAAGCCCAGTTCCTTGGACACGAGGCAGGCGAGCACCTGAACGAACATGGTCTTGCCAGCCTGTGTGTCGCCCTCAAAGAGGACATTGGCTGAGTAACCATTGTTGTCACGGGTGCGCCAGTAGTGGAGCAGAAGGTCGGTGTCCTTGATTGAACCGAACAACTTGCGTGAGACATACTTCTTGAGCAAGTCCCATGATGGGCGGTACGGGTCAAGACGGACATCCATCGGGTCAACGATGGGCTTCTGTGCGACGACTACTGGAGCCGACGCTGGTGCGTTGACTGCTGGCGCAACTGCTGAGGTCACGATGGTGCCATCCGAGAGCAACTTCGGGAGGAGGTAGACAACCTCACCGCTGGTGCGACGGACTTGGATGCAACGAGCGAACTCGGTGCCATCGGGGTCAACTTCATTGGTGACGATGACGACTGTTTCGCCCACGGGGATTTCAACCCGAGTGCTGTCGGCTAATCGTGCGCTGACTGTCTTGGACTTTTTGGCAGAGATTTCAAACTCTTTGCCAACTGTGAGGTCGCTGATGCGAGCCATGATGGTTCTCCTTGTGGTTTGGTGATTTGGTGGTTTAGGTTTTATTACTGCTGTCCCACGGTGGGACACTTACTGCGATCTCCCCACCCCATGTACTACTGAGGTGGGGGAGAGACGGTATCTCTCAATTATTTGGATAACAACTCCTACCCAAGGAAGTTCAGAAGAAAGTTTCTGACAACTTCAGGTAGTTGTTCTATTGTGTCAATGTTGACAACTTGGTCGCAACCAACCCTGAGGAGGTACGCAGTGTCAACCTCAGCGCCAAAGGCGACTCCCAAGAACACACGACCATCACTGGCGTAGTCGTGGCACTTGACATCGCCATTCCAAACACCATCCGTGAGGATGATGACGAGGTGGTACTTCTGCTCCTCACGGTGTGAATCCAACACATTGAATGCACTTATGGGGTTAGTCCCACCACCTGGCTTTAAGGCGACTGGCTCAACATGGCGATCAATCGCTCGCCACAACTCTTGCGAGTCTGAGTCAAAGGTGACCACGGTGCAGTCAATGCCGACTTGGTCGCAGGCTTCTTTGACGGCGAATCCGCTCACGCCCAACTCACGACCAACACTGGACATTGAACCGCTCGTATCTAACATAAGAGTTACGGCGATGTCTAAGCCAGTGTTACCCGTTGAGGTAAGTGTGCGACGGTACTCGTTGTCACCAGCGTTGCGAGTGCGGTATCGGAAGGCGTTGATGACACCCTCACGATGACCCTCTTCCCAAATTGGCAGGGCTGACGATGACGCCGAGTCAAATGCCGTGCCGAGTCGGTAAGCAATGTCCCGTGCTCGGTTGGCGCCCTCGTCATCCATTGCCGTACCTGACAACTCAGGAGCGAGTTGCTTGATGTCGCCTCGGTTGAAGTCCTCGTTGATGGCTCGGACTGTGTCCTCAATGTCGGAGTCATTGTGAATCTCGTTCTCAATTTCATCCAACAATTCTTTGAGGTCAGAGGTCGTGTCATCCTCGGATGTGCCAGCGTCATCGGCGTCTTGCTGTGGCTTCTCCGTGCCACCGTCACCGCCAGCACCACCACCCTCGCCATCATCGTTGGCATCACCATCGTTGTTGCACTTACCATCATCGTCGGCGTTGCTTGAACTCTCGTTCACACTGTCATTGGTGTTGTCACCGTCAGCAGATGAGCCTTCGCCATCCTGTGCGTCGTCGTCACCCTCGTGTGGGTCGCCCGATCCGCTTCCCTCTGACTCGTCGTCACCCTTGGCGTCATCCTTAGGTTCAGTCTTATCCTTAGACTTACCCTTGGTGATCTCTTTGCCATCCTCATCCTGATCGTCAGCCGAATCCGCCGAGTCCTGCACGGGGCGCTTCCCATTACGGGGATGACCAGTGTGGTCATCAAACTGTGGAGGAACGATGTCCAGCGCCTTAAGCAACTGATGGAACTTGATGACAGCGACGACCTTGTCTTCAACCGATGTTGCTCGGCAATACTCCCGAACAACTTCCTCGGCTGAGACAGTGGCGTGATCGCCAAAGTAAGTGTTGAAGTTATTCCGTGACTTACGGCGTAGTTCTATCGGTAAGAACCGACGATTGATAACTAACAAATACTGGCAGGCGATTCCTTTCTCGGATGACTTGTCAATGCCACCGTTGTCGGTGCTCCAGTTCGCCTCATTGAGAATCCAGTTGACGCTCAAGTAGGTCAGGTAGCGAGCGAGGTACGGTGACTGAGCGACCAGTGCAGTTTCCATGCGCTGATCTTCTAGTATGTTCCATGCACGGCGCACACTTGTGGCTGTCTCTTGGGACAGAGTGGGGTACTTCTTGACCCACTCCTCGTTGCCGTAGCCACAGTCTGCCATCATCCAGTTGATGTGCTGGCTGAACAGAATGTGTCCTAGTTCGTGATACTGGAGCGCCTTGACCTCGCTGACCAATCGCTTGAGCGACTCAATGTCATTGATGTACACCGTGTTGCCAGCCTCATCGGCAGTGACTGGCATCGGATACTTAACGACGATCTTTGTGCCGTCTGTGTATGCCACTGGTGATTTACTGCCCACAGGCGCTTCGCCCATGTGAATCGGTACTGAGACACCGAACGATGCATTGACCGCACGACACAGGCTCACGAGGTTGCGTATGATCGCAATTCCCTGTGATTCCTTGGTGCGATTCCTTTGGTTCCTAGAATCGGAACGGAGCGAGCCACGGGCTTTCTCCATCTCTACGAGAGCGCTCTTGCTCTGATCACGAGCGATGCGACGGCGTTCTGTTTGGAGGCGACGCTTCGCCTCGGGGGACAGGTTGATGATTGGCTTGCTCATTTGTATCTCCATGTTCCGTTTGGACTAACGATGACGGGAGCGTCACCATACTGAATGGGTAGGTCACAGTTGTTGAGACCATCAAGTGCGATGTCCCAACCAATGGCATCCCATGTGCCGTTGCCATGGAAGGCAACCTTGCATGTGGGCTGGTCACTATCTCGGCTCGCAAGAGCCAGCACAAGGCTGACTCCTGCGCCGATCAGAACTAACTTGCTGAATGGATTCATCACTTTCCCTTCTGTGCACTTGGCACGATGTCGCAGGAGCAGACGACTTCATCTTGCTCGCCTGCGTCGCCGTTCTCATCAACATCAACGATCTCGCCGTACTCGTTGATGACATCGGTGGTGTAACCCGAGTGCCAGTAACCGCCCTCGTTGAGGAAGTCGTACTTGTCATCAAGGCTGGTGGTGTCCCAGTCGGCTGGGACTAACTCTTCTTCAATGTAGAAGTAATCCCACTTCTGACCGATGCCCGAGTAGTACTGCAACTCGGTCAGTATCTCAAAACAAATCTTGCTCATCAGTATTCCCTCCATGTTTGTGTGGGTTCATCCCACTGTGCGTTAATTGGATTGATGTCAGCATCGGCGCTGACCACCTTGATGGTGTCAGTCCACCAACAGAGTTCTTCCGCTTCCTCGTATGCCTTACGAACAAGAGCCGTGGCTTCTTCTTCGCTTTCAGCCAGCACCTCGTAGGTGCTGACCTTGGTCAGTTGATAGAACTTCTTACTCATTTGTAATGCCTCCTATTACATAAAAGTCTTCGTCGTTGTCGGGGTTGGTCAGTGCGATGATCTCTTCGGCGCTTTCCACATAGAAGAAGATTGAATCGTCAAAGCGAACATCAACGGTGTCCTCGTCGTACTTGCCGATGGCGAATGATCGCCACTGCGGTTCGTCGTCAGCGAGTTCGTCTTTCCACTTGATCTGAAATTGATATACCTGCATGGTTGCCTCCTCAGGCGTCGTCGTTGTCGGATTCGTGTTTGCTGATGTACCTTGTCACGGCTGTTATACCTTGGACAATGATTGCTTGTTCATGTGCCTCCTTGAGAACGCTGAGGCATTCAATCAAACTGGTCAGTTCAGCAATCTTGGTCTCAAGTGCGAGCAGGCGACCTGCCTTGCTGACAAGGATTTCTGTGCCCCGACCGATGTTGTCGTTCAGGCGCTCGGTTGCCAACTTGCAGAGCGTACGGGTCTCGTACTCGTACTCGTCAAAAGCACTCTTGAGGTGTCGCTCGGCTTGAATCAAGCGATACTCAAACTCAAACTCAATCGGGTTTGTAACGGATGTTGCCATTTTGTTTGCCTCCTTAGGCGTTGTTTTTAGATAAGAGTTACTGTCCCACCGTGGGACAGTCGTGGACAAGTTCGCACTCGCAGTCGTAGTACGGGAACTTCAGACCGCATGTATCGCACACGGTCACATTGGGGTAGTAGGTGAAGCCCACGGGCTTGACGCCCGTGGACTCACAGCAGTACCAGTCGTCGCTCATGATCAGTCCCAACTAATGAATGCGTTGCTGTCGGGGTGGGTGTAGAACGGGGGCGTCGCCACCAGTGTGGTGTCCTCGGCGCTGAAGCCGTTGATGGCATCAATCGCTTCGTCAATCTGAGCGACGACCTCTGCGTCTCCAGCATCGCCTGACCACCACTCTCGGTAGTCCTCCAATGCGGTGACAATGATCGTGCTGTGTTCCTCAATGATCTGTTGGGCGGTGGGCTTGCTCATGCTGTTTCTCCTTTGAGTTCAACTGCTTTGCCAATTCGTTCAGCAATTTCAAATATGTAATCTTCATTTTCTTCCAACTCTGCTTCATCGTTGGCGTCAAAATTGCTGGTATCAACAACTAAACATTCGCTGATATCAATGATGGTTCCTGTACCAAAATGTACGATTAACTTGCTCATGCTGGTTCTCCTTCGGATTGTTCGGGTTCAATTACTTCAATGCCACCAGTGGTGGTCAGGTCTTCGGTGATGTACGAGATGACGGCGTGGTCTTCTCCAAACCAACCCTCATCGTCTCGCACCTTGACATCAATGCTGATCGGGAAGTCTTCAAAGGCTTCCTGAATGTCCACGGTCTCGTAGTCGTCGGGCACTTGCACCTCAGCGACAACGCTGAACTCGTACCACTGTGTGATGGTTACTGTCTTCATGATTGCTCTCCTTGTGGTTGTAGTTGTTGTCCAACACGCTGGGCGACCTCAATGATCTCGTCTTCCCAACCCGCGTCAAAAATCTCAGTGTCGTGGTCGTCTAGTTTGTCTAGGTCAACGACGACACACTCGTCGGCATTGATGATTGTTCCTGTTCCGATGTGAACGATGTACTTGGTCATACCGATTCCTTTCTGCTTCGTGCGTATGCCCGTCGTGCTTGTTCCCGTAGTTCGTCTTCACGGCGGTTTGTCCATGTGATGGTCTCAAAGCCATAGATGGTGACTTCGTCAGCATCAGCGAGCCAGTGCAATGGGCGCTCCACGCTGTATGTAATCAGGGCAATGTCAGTCCAATGCCAGTACGCCATCCCATCTTCAGAGATGGTGCGGTTGACTCCACGGAACTGGTAGGCGACGAGGTCGCCAGTTTTATTCGCCACAAACTCGGCGCTCTTGAACTGAACCCATGCTGGGTTGTCAAGATCAGGGTCGGTGACTAGCGCCCACCCTTGTTGGTTGATGATTGGGTTGATGGTCTTCATTTTGATTCCTCCGTATGGGTAATGATCTTGCGGTCGTTTGCTTCGCCCCCGAGAATGGCGAACTCACGGATGAGTCGCTGGGCTTCTCTATTTGCTCCCCACTGGGTGTTGGTGTGGACATTCCAAACGAGGTTCTTGAGGTCGTCTGCGAATGGATTCGGCTCAACTCGGTAGATGCGAGTGAACCAGCGCAGAGCGCCGAGTTTGAATATCTCAATCTCGTAGGTTTCGGTGGTTTTTGTGGACATGATGTTTCTCCTTGTTTGTTGTTGTGTAGGTCTAACGATTGGGTGTGATGTAGTTGTGCTGTCCCACCGTGGGACACTGGGGCTGGGCGCCACCACAACGCCCAACCCCAACCGATCAGCCAAGACCAGCGAGGCAGTCCGAGCCGATGCCGATGGCTCGGCTGTGCTCATCCTTGAGTGTGCGACCGCACACACCGCAGACCTTGAAGTGGACACCGAACGCACGAGCCAGTTCGGGCAGGTCGTACCTGACTAGGTCGGCAAGGACAGCATCCTGCTTGGCCTGTGGGAGGTTCTGCACTGAGTTGAAGTGCGAGCCACCGATGACCTTGGCAACGCCTGAGCGACTGACTCGGTAGTAAGCGAACCCGTCAATCTCGTCAGGGTCGGGCACTGCGAGACCGACATTGCCAGCCTTGGCATTGCCCTTGCCAACGGCTGTCAGGACTCGCTGGATGCCCGTGTCAATGCGGTCGTCAGTCTTCCCGTCACTGTGGGCACACGACTCGCACAGGGCATGCCAGCCAGCCTTGAGGTAAGCGATGTACTGGTCACGCTTACCGCACACCGAGCACTTGCTGGCGAACCGAGCCTCAATGACCTTCTCGGCATCGGCAGGGACTGCTGGGTACTTGCTGACCCAGTCGGGGGCAACCGTGGGCAAGCCCCATGTGGCTCGTTCAGCCTTGGCTGAGTCAAGCAGGCGCTTGAGCACATCAATCGCTGTGGAGATTTCTGACTTGGCGATGGACTCTGCGCCCTCGGCAAATCCGATTACCTCAACCGTGCTGAGGACAATCTTCTCGCTGTTGACGAACTTTGTAACGACTGCCTTATCTAACTCAGTGAGAGTCTTAGATAAGAGTGTGTCAGCCTTGAGAGTCTGAGCATCGTCGCCCGACCAGTTGCTGGCTGGGTCTTGAGTGTCAACGACGACTTCGTTGAGTTGCTTCCACAGTGAGAGCAAGAACTGGACTTGCTTGGGCGTGGCTTCAGTTGAATAGGTGGTGGACATGGTGGTTCTCCTTATGGTGGTTGGTGTTCACTATCTTGCGTTTGTGGGGAGTGTCCCACCGTGGGACACTCCCCTAAGTTGGTCAGCGGTACGAGTCCAACAATTCGTTGGCTGTTGAACCGCCGACCAAGGTCTCGGCTGAGTCGTCAAGGATGGCGCCGACGACGCCTGCCTTGCCCTCAAGCATGCCCCACAGGCGCTCGTCAACCGACGAGTCGCCATCAAGGGCACTGACCAAGATGTTGTTGGTGCACGGGCGTGTCTGCCCGTACCGATGGAGCCGAGCCTCGGCTTGTTTAAGGGCACTCGGTGTCCACGGAAGTTCAACCGTGATCATCGTCGCACCCGATGTCATCGTGAGTCCCTCGGACACCGCTTGGATGTTGCCGATCAACACACGGGCAGTCCCAGCCTGCCACTTGTCAACGGCATCCTGTTTCTGCTTGCCCGAGTCGTCACCAGTGACGGAGACGATTGTGCGAGCATCCACACCCTCAGCGATGAGGGACTCACGGAGTTTCCAAGCGACCTCCTTGTGGGCGGTCACGAGGAACACTTGCTCGCCCTCATCCAAGAGGCTGACCGTGGCATCCACTGCCGTGGACACCTTGCCGAGACCAGCGATCTGTCGGAGTTGACCGAGCAGAACGATGGCGTGGGCACGGTCGTTGAGCGAGAACTTGTCGTCGTCTCGCTTCTCTTGGAGGAACTCCTCAAGGTCACGGACTGCTCGCTTGTAGTCCGTCACAGCCTTGCCAGTAAGAGCGACGGGCGTGATGTACCGAGAGAACTCGGGGAGGATGATGACATCCTCACGCTTGCGCCTAATCATCACCCACTGGGTGAGTTGCTCGTTCAACTCTTTGACATTGGTGGCGCCATTGAATGTCGTACCAAAGCCGTTGAACACGGGGTCGCAGTATCGGGTCTTGAAGCGACTCGCACCGCCGAACCGAGGCAGGTGACCGAGGATGTTGAGCAGTGGAATCAACTCCACTGGTCGGGACAGCAACGGCGTACCTGAGAGTAGGAGCACGGGCGCCTCGGGGTTGAGGTGCTTGGCAATGGTGACCATCGCCTTGCTACGCCCCGAGTCCTCGGACTTGGAGCGGTGAGCCTCATCCTGCACCAAGCCAGCCCAAGGGTGCTTGGCGAGGATGTTGACGGGCTTGAGAGTCCGTTGCTCACGGGTCTTGCCCTGATTCGCTCGTGCCCACGAGTTGACCTCAGCGACTGGAGCCAGCGCCCAATACTGGATGACGCTGTCGGGGCAGATCACGATGTCCGTGTCGGGGACACTCGTGGGCTTCTGACCCGAGATGCGAGACACCGAGCGGTGAGGCAGGGCAGTCTTGATTGACCGCTCCCAGTTGATCACCAATGCTGGTGGACACACAATGAGGGCTGGGTAGGCGTTGAGTTCATCAAGTGCCAGCAGGGCGCTGTAGGTCTTGCCTACGCCCATGTCGTCAGCGATCAAGAGACGAGTGTGACCAGCCTTGACGGCTTCAGCCACAACGAGTTGGTGAGGCATCGGGGTGATGGCGAGCGTGTGCTCTACGATGCCCTCAGGGGCGATGCGACCCGAGAACGGGCGCAAGCCCGTGGACACCTTGGCGACAGCCTCAGCGAGGATGTCGGTAGCGCTTCGGGCGTTGGTACGGTCACTTAATGCCATGGTGGCTCCTTAGTTGGTGGTGGTTTACTTATCTGTCACTATCGTCATTGTAGGGGAGTGTCCCACCGTGGGACACTCCCCTTACTGGTCACCACGACGCTCGGTAGAAAAAGTCCCAGTATTCGGTGACGGGGTCATTGAGCAAATTGTCAATGACCTCGGCGGTGTACCGCAACGATTCCAAGTACCACTCGTCGTACTCCGTGCTCCCAAAGAAGAAGCCCGAGGTCGTCGGGAGGTGCTCGTTGGCGTACGAGTCACCGTGGATTGCCAAGCCCTTGGGCACGGTGTAACACAGTTGGTGGAGCGCCACCAACTTCTCACGGCTGACATGAAAGCCATTGCCGTCATCCACGCCATCGTTGCATTCCTGCACGAACCAGTTGTGGATGGCATTGGCTTTGCGCCAGTACGCCACGGTCACATCAATCGTGATGTACGGGTGGTCGGGGTCAGCGATGCTGGAAGCGTTCACGAGGTCAATGATCTCGGCGTACTGGAGGCGTTCAGCGTCGGTGCTCCACTGACTACCACTGATGCAGTGCTTGGCTGATAGGTATTGGTCAAGTCCCATGTCGGGTCTCCTTTGGTTGGTGGTTGGTTTGGTTGGTGGTTGGTTGAATCCGCAATGACACCCTCCCCACTACTATGGGTTGCTCGTGGGGACTTCCCACTTTCCCTCGTTGCTGACGCTTGTCCACAACGGGGGGAGGGTGTTTCGGGAGTTTGTTGTCCCGAAATCTTGAGATCGGTTGGGGTGTCCCACCGTGGGACACCCCGAGGCTCGGTCACCCGAATACGAGGTCACCGAGCACGATGTGCTGGAGCACGACATCACTGGCGTCTGAGTCAAAGTCGTCGCTGTCCACCGCCGACTGCACGACTTGCCAGCCAGCCTTCTTCTCCTTGATGATCTCATTGACGACTGCCTTGGCACGGCTCGGACTGAATGTCACCGACTTGGTGATGATCTTGCCATCGTCGGTCGTCTCCCCCGTTTCCATCTTGCAGACAATTTGTTCTTCATCGGTGATGTCCAGTTTGCGATACCACTCGTAGGTCTCGGCTCCCGAGTAGATCAGCGTGTCCATGACTTCTTGGGCGTTTGCTGTCCATACTGTTTTCATGTTGCCTCCTCAGGCTTGATGTTGTTGTAGTTGCTTCTTCAGCCATTTGCTGGCTTCTTCGGGGTCAAGGGAATCTAGATACCGATCAACTGGGTGATCACCGTTGTCGTAATTCCAGTGGGGGTAATCTTCCCGTAGTCGCTCTATTTCCCGATCAACCTCCGTCTGAGCGACGGGGGCGTACAGGCTTCGTGCAACACCGTTGACGATCTCGTACTCACCCGAGGCAAGGCATGCCTCGTTGCGTTGCTCGTTGTACAACTTCTCAAGTTTCTTGCTCATGTTGCCTCCTCAGGCGTCGTTGTTCACTATCGGGATATTTGTGGGGCGAGTGTCCCACCGTGGGACACTCACCCCGAGGTTGAGCGATCAGTAGATGCCGTCAGGCTCATCGTCGCTGATGAACTCGTGGGCGAACAGTGGGTCAAAGCCACACTCTTCAAGAAACGAGCGGTAGTTGTACACTCGGTCGCTGTCGCTGAGACCTGCATACGGCACGAGTGCCGAGTGGATTTGAACGGCGATCTGAGCCAACTCCACGGTCGCCTTGGTCGCTACGCCACCCGTGAGGCGGTTCATGGTGAAGTGGTCACGGAAGGCGCTGGCGACTCGGTCGCATGCTTGCTCGGGTGTTCGGTTGATGTCCATGTTGCCTCCTAGGCGTTGGTGGTGGTTGATGGTTGGTGGATGGGGCGAGTGTCCCACCGTGGGACACTCACCCCGAGGTTGATCAGGCGCTGAGGGCGTCGGCGCTTGCATTGAACAGGTTGCCCCGATCTTGCTGATCAAGTGGCACGGTGTTGGCGCTGACACGGAGCAGTGCCACGGCGAGCGTGGCGAACACTTCGTGGTCATCCTGAAGCGATGCGATCAGGTTGGCGGTGACATCGGCAATGGCTTCGGCGCCATGCTCAGTCAACTGTGCGACGATCTCGTCAACGGTCAAGGCGACCACTGACTCGTCGGTGCTGTCGGCGTCGCTCTCGGCGCTCTCGGTCTCGGCTTCAGCCTTGGCAGACTTCTCAGCCTTTTTGGCTTCGCCCTTTTCGGCTTTGTTGATCTTGGCGAGCACTTCAAGGGCGTCGGCGCTCTCATCCTTGATGAGGATGGCGCCAGCCTTGGCGTAGCGAGCGTAGGTGGACTTGCCGATCTTGGCGCCAGCAGTCTTACTTGCCAACTCAAGGGCACGGAACGAGACACCAGCCTCGTTGGCGTTGAACACGGCGATGCATGCCGAGCGGAGCGCCAACTTGGCGTCGGCAACGGCGCTCTCGGACTTGATGGCTTCGGCAACAGCCAAGGCGGTCAGGTCGGCAGGGGTCGCCTTGACTTCAACGACTTCGGCAACTACTGGCGCTTCAACAGCGACAGGCTTGGCGGTGTGGGTACGGGCTTTTTTGGTGGTGGTGGTTGACACTTTGGTCTCCTTGGTTGTGGTGGTGGCTGGTTTGCCAGCGAGCAGATTGGCGAGTCCTACTGGGCGGTCGGTGGTCTTCATGGTGTGCCTCCTCAGGCGTTGGTGGTGGTTGAACTGTCCCACCGTGGGACAGTCGTGGACAGGTGCGATTGAACGCTACGCCCGAGGCGCCTGCCCGAATTGCGATGATCATATATGAGTCCAAGATCGGTGGACTCCCCTCCCTTGCTTCACCCGAGGGGATTGGATGCACTGCAATCTTTTATGAACGGCTCGCCAACCTTGGTGATTGCTAGTCACCGATACATCGTTGTTTGTATTTCGGGTATCCATCGGACTTCCAGCAGGCACAGGTGGCGGTGCATTCGCTGGTCACTTGATCTTGGTGAAGTTGCTCGTCGTATCGGCTCGGCGCTTGCCCTCATACTCACCAGCGTCGCTGGGGCGCATCTCGGTCATCCCCGTTGGTGCAGACATCTGCTGGGGGAAACCATCACGGCGAGTGCCTGTGATGCTTGAGTGTTTGGGGTCACGCTCTGCTGACCAGTCACTACCTGTCCCATGGTGGGACACCGAGACTTACGGCTTGGCACGCTGGCTTGTCAGGCTGGCGTGGTGGGCACTGCTCGTTCTACATGACTGACCGTTGATACTGGAGAAGCCCGAAATTGTTTGGCGCTTCAGATCAGAGGTGTTGTCTCATGGTTTTCTGAGTTAGTAGGTGGTTCAGACTTTCAGGTTGCTTTCGCATTTCGTCTACCGCCGAACTGGATTGGCGTTCTCACTGGGTGAGGCAGGACTACCTGTCGGTCTGAGCACTGTTGGCTATTTGTCAAGGGACACTGTGGGAGCAGTGAGATGTCTCAGTTGCTCGGTTTGTACTACTTGGTCTTACAAAACCCAGTAGTGGGTGCTGTCAAATGCCCAGCGTGTGGGCACTTGACAGCAC